CTTTTTTTGTCCTTCGTTATACCTTCGTTGTCTTTCGCTTTTTGCTGATGCGGTACACTAAGAGCACAAGGAGGGATGTATTATGAGCTATTATCCGACACCCGGAGCACCTTACGTTCCGCAGCAGCCTGTCAATCCTTACGGCGGTATGGGCACGGTAGGACTTGCCACTTCCCTGCCAAACGCACAGATGCAACAGGCACAACCGCAGCGTCCGCAGCCGATGAATGGGCAACAGCCCGTTCAGCAGTCGGCACAAGACGGTGGTTGGCTGCTGGGCAGACCTGTTTCCAGCAGGGAGGAGTTTTTGGCGATACCGTCTGACCTGTACGGCAGACCGACCTATTGTCCTGACCTGCGCAGCGGTGTGATCTACTGCAAGCGGCTCAACCCGGACACCTGCGAATCCTATGTACAGGAGTTTTACAGCCCGGAAGCGTGGCGGCAGATACAGGCGCAACAGGCGCAGCAGACCGCTGCACCGACACAGCAGTATGTGCCTATTGAAGAGTATAACGCCCTCGTCCACAGGCTGGATGAACTGGAAAAGTGGCAGAAGAGCTTTTCAAAGCCCGCTGCCGCTGCGAAGAAAGGAGAATAACAATGTCCTCTCCGTTTGATGTGATTACTCACAGCCCCATCATGCAGCTTGCAAATCTGGCTCGTGCCGGGCAGAACCCGATGGGGCTTATCCAGCAGTTGAGCGGGCAGAACGCGCCTATCATGCAGGGCCTGAACCTGATTCAGGGTAAGAACGAAACGCAGCTCAGGACGATGGCACAGAACCTCGCCAAAGAGCGCGGCATCGACCTGAACCAACTGGCAAGTGCTCTGAACCTGACGCTGCCCCGGTAAAGCATCCCTCTAAGCGAAACGCTTCTCAGTTTTGCGGACTTGATAAAAACCGCTTTTATTTGGCTTCGCCCACCGCACACGGCGGTGGGATGGCATAACGCAAAACTGAAAGGAGTTTTGTTATGGACGATTTTGCAACTGGTTATCTGGCTGGGCAGGACGGCGGCAATAACAACGGCGGATTCTTCGGCAACGAAGGTCTGTGGGCGGTTATCATCCTCGCCATCATCTTCGGCTGGGGTACAAACGGCTACGGTCGAAACGGTGGTGACAACGGCATGAACAGCTACATCCCCTATCTGGTCGGCACTGGCGCAACTGGTCAGGGTGGCGCAGATACTCGTGCGGCTCTGTCTGAAGGCTTCTACCAGCAGGACACTTCCCGTTCTCTGGCTGGCATTCAGAGCGGTATCTGCTCTCTGGGCTATGACCAGCTGGCGCAGATAAACGGAGTCAACGCCAACATCGCAAACGGCTTTGCGGGCGTGAACAGCGCCATCTGTCAGCTCGGCTACCAGAACGCACAGCTCGTGAACGGTCTGGAACGCAGCGTGTCCAACGGCGACAACGCCATCAGCCTCGCCATCATGCAGGAGGGCAACGCACGGCAGGCGGGTCAGACCGCACTTTCCACGCAGCTTGCATCTTGCTGCTGCGAGAACAAGCAGCTCATCGGCGACCTGAAGTACACCATTGCACAGCAGGACTGCGCTACCCGTCAGGCTATCGCAGACAACGCCCGTGCCATCGTGGACAACTGCAACGCCAATTTCCGCAGCATGATGGACTACTTCACGCAGGATAAGATTGCCACTCTGACCGCTGAGAACCAGAACCTGAAGTTCGCTGCTTCTCAGGATCGTCAGAATGCGCTTCTGACCACTGTGATGTCCCAGCAGACCGATACCATCCTGAACCGGGTCAATCCTCGTCCGATTCCCGCTTATCAGGTGGCAAACCCCAACGTGGGCGTGAACTGCTGCGGCTGCTGCTAACCTACACACTCCCCGATAACACCGGGTGAACCATCGGGGCAGGGGTAAGACACCTCTGCCCCTGATTTTTTAGGAGGAAAACATTATGGCTTGCAAAACAAGCTGCAAACTCTGCCCGCACTTGGTCATCAGTCAGGCGGTCACGTTTGCCAACGACACGCTGACCATCAATATCCCTGCTGGCGCATACCAGAACGGAGAGAAGTATTGTATCGTGGTTGCTCAGAGCTTGCCGGACACGACTACCATCAACGCCCCTGTGGTCATTACCATAGGTGCAGGCACGACCGCATACCCTCTGACCGACTGCAACTGCGCTCAGGCGACCGCCGAGAGCATCCACACCCGCACCCGCTATGCTACTCGTGTGGCAACGTCCGCTACCGGCACAGGCACGTTCAAATATCTTGGCTGCTTCTGCCGTTCCCACGCCGGTGCGCCTGCGTCCATTTCTTGAGGAGGTATTAGATTATGGGCAAGATTAATTTTCGCCGCATGATGATGCTCCGCGACCACGATAAAGACCGTGAGCCGGAACGTGACCGCCTTGAGGAAGAACGTGACCGCAGGGAACGTGAGCTGGAACGCCGTCTGCGCAAGCTGGAAGATGGCAATGACCGCTATCCTTACTATCCGCAGGAGGAGAACCGTTACATCGACCCCTACCCTATCCCCCGCTACCCTGACGTTGAATATGGGCGCAAGATGCCGCAGATTGGCTTCTCGCAGAACGGAGACTGGGACAAGCGGTCTGGGCAGTATGAGCATGGCGGTGCGGACAGCCGCTCCATCAAGATGCCACGCAAGCACCTCACCCACGATGAAGCAGAGGAATGGTGCGACAGCATGGTAAATGCTGACGGCACGAAGGGCTGTCACTGGACGCTGGAACAGACACAGGACGTTGCCAAACAGCGCAATATCACCTGTGACCCGAACGATTTCTGGGCTGTTATGAACATGATGTACTCGGATTATTGTCAGGTCGCAAAGCGCCAGTCCGTTGACACTCCGGGCTTCTACGCTGACATGGCAAAGGCGTTCCTTGAGGACGCAGATGCCGCAGACGGCAAGGCATATCTCTACTGGGATTGCATTGCTGATAAGTAAAACGAAACCCCTGTGCGGTCGTTGTAGCCACACAGGGGTTTATTGTTATTCCCAAAGCAAACATTTTGATTTTAGATTAAATAAGTCGTGCGGATGGAATACAAGACTCTTGTCAAGTTCCACAATACTAACAACGAAAAACTTGCCGGGAACTTCTCGTTCGATTTTCGCTTTCGCTTTTTCCTTGCTGTTTGCAAACAAGACGAACGGAGTTTGGAAATGTCTGCATTTTTTGTCATCATCGTACTGGATTTCAACCCAATAGAAATTTTCCATATATCTCTCCTTTGTTGTTTTAATATTTTACAGGCGGTTCAGGCAACGGCATCCAGTATGTAACATTGTGAGGTTTTCCATTTTTATCTCGCCATTCACCAAAGTCTTTCTCATATCCAACAATGTCAACATCAAATTCGTCTGGGCTAAATCCAATAACATACGGATTGTATTCGTCTGGCATCTCGTTTTTCACGTTTATCCACTGCCCAATTTTAGGGGCGTTTGAAATATCATACGAACAATATCCAATACATTGTACCGCTCCTAACTCATCAATAAGGTTTCTGCTTCCGATTTTTGTAATGTAAACATCGCGAACTCTCTGCCACCCGCTCTTGTAGTCAGAATATTCGTCTTGTGAAATTACGATATTATCTGGATTCAATTCTTTTCTTCCACAGGTTAGGTTCCATTCATTTGCGATTCTCTGCTTCATTTGATATTCGTTGCGAAACACTCTTGTTTCTTTTAGAGCGTTTTTCAACAAACCACGACAAGGTCTATAAGCAATCATAGGTCAACCCTCCATACAGCTTGACGTTTATCTTTTAATCAATTCCTTGATATACAGCGTTTCAAATTTTGTTAAATGAGGATACTCGTTTCGAGCCATCCTTTCTGCCTGTTCTTCAACACTCAAAATACTTTCAAAGGCATCATTTACATCAACAACATAGCACATACACTCATGGTCGTGCTTATCATTCCAACCTTCAAAAAGAGCAACGAACTTTTTCATTTCGTCAATCCTCCAAAAAATCTTCCAACTCAATCTTCCCGTCTGCCGCCGCCACCGCCAGAGCGTACACAAACTGCCCGATGGTCATTCCGTGCCGTCTGGCTTCACGGTTGATGTACTTGCGCTCTTCCTCGCTCATAAGGATGGTAATACGCTTTGAACGCTTGCCGTCACCGCTTGCAATGCCCTGATGCGATACTGGCATCGGGATTTTTTTCTTTGTCAAGCCAGCTTCTGCTAGTGCGCCTGATACATCGCCCTGTTCGATAAGACGTTGAACTTCTTTTGCCTGTTTCAGCTTCTTCGGCTTACCTTCGCCTAACACGGCATCACTCGGCTGACTTTTGCCGTCTTCGGCTTGCTTCGGCTTAATACTGCTTAATTCCGCTTCATTTGGCTGTGCATGGCTGTCTGTGGCATCACTCGGCTTAATTGGCCATTGTTCGGCATTATTCGGCTTTGTTTGGCTTACTTCTTCTTCCTTTGGCTCACTTCGGCTTAATGTATGCTCCAAAAAAACAGGCTGGAAGTCAAACCCGCCCAACAAGCCGGATGTTTTTTTGCTGGTTGACTTCATTCTTCTTCATCCTCCATCTTTGCTCCGCAACAAGCGCAAAATCTTGTCTCACGGTACATTTTCGGATAACGTGCAATTTTATAATGGCAGTTTGAGCATTCGAGCCAATTCCAATGTTCTCCATCCTCGTCCACTCGATGATGAACTTCCCACTTTGCCGTTTCTTTCGGCTGAATTTCATCCATCAATTTTACATGGCGAATCACATTTTCTAAAACATCGCATACACTTGCTGTTTCACTGCGAAATCTTGCTTGGTCAGCTTGGTTCTGCAAATAGTAATTTACGAGTTCTTCAGAATCAATCAATCTCATTTTTATCACCCTCCACAATCGTCTCTGCCAACGCCTTGAAATCCTCTGCGCTAGTGCTCTTTGCTGTGTCACCGCTAAACAGGCTGTGTCGCTCTGCCTGCGCCTTACGAACTCCCATAGACGGTCTAATCTTCACGTCCAGCAGGGTTGTTCCCATGCTTTGTGCAATCACAGGAAGCTGCTCTACAACCTCTTTGGACAGGTTTTCACGGCTCTTGTACTGGTTCAGGAGCAGACCTTCAATCTTCAAAGTCGGGTTGAAGTATCTGCGAACATCGCCGATGGTCTGCGAAAGCTGGCTCAATCCGGCAAGCGCATAGCGGTCTGCTGTAATAGGCACGATGATGCTGTTGGCGGCGATCAGAGCGTTTACAAGCGCAAGACCGAGCTGCGGGGGAGTGTCCAGAACAATGTAATCGTACTGTTCTGACACGGATTCCAGCGCCTCACGCAGTCGGAAGTTCTTGCCAATGTCCCGGACAAGCTGCTCGTCAATGTCCTTCAATGCGTTGTCTGACGGCAGAATGTCACCGGCTTTGCAGTGCTGGATTCCTTCTTCTACTGTACCTTGCCGGGTCATTACATCGAACAGAGTACACACGTCCTCTGTCTGTGCGCCGTAGGTGTCCGTTGCGTTGCACTGGGCATCGCAATCCACCAGCAACACTTTCTTGCCAAGCAACTGCAACGCACCAGCCAGACAGGTGCTTGTTGTGGTCTTTCCTGTGCCGCCCTTCTGGTTAGCGACAGCTATGATTTTTGCCATTTTATCACTCTTTCTTTATTTGCTGTTAAGCGCTTCAATGGAATAAAACGCTGGCATATACTTGTCTATGACACCCGCTTTGTCTACGCTTCTAATCAGATAGCCAACTGGTCTGTCCGGGAATGGCGTTCTGCTTAAGGATAAGATGTCCTTATATGCTGCCTTTACCGTCTCGTAAACCGCTTCTCTGCGTCTCGGCAACTTGATTTCAGAATGCTCTTTCTTCATCCACTTCTCAACCACTTTTGCCACGTCAACGCAGTCTTGCTTTTCCAGCTCGTCGCACATAGACCAGTCAAAATCCTCGTATCCGCTTCTGCGAGGCTTTCTTGCAGCTTTTTGAGGTTCGGTAGATACTTCGCTTGCCTGAGCTTCAATCAGCGTCTCAGACGCTTTAATTTTGGGCTTAAACTTGACCGCCACAGCCTTTCGTGCCACAAGAACCGGTTCATAGGTCACCACAATGTCAGATACGGCATTGATTTCATCCACTGCAACATCAAGCACTCGTTTACGAAGGTTCTTGTAAATATCGTAGCTTGCTTCCATCGCACCAAGCTGTTCTCTCAGCTTTTTCAAACTGATTTCATGCGGTTTGCTGTCCATGTTCAGCCAGTCCCGAAGAATCGAATAAAGTAGGATGCTGTACTGTGATTTCATCCGTGATGTGTAGCGTAGACGATACCGAACGTACCCGCTTTCGGCAATATCAAAAAAGATTGGTCGAAGGTCAGGGTTGCAAGTGATTGCCACAACATAAGACCTCGTTTCCGGCACATAGTCCAGTTTTGCCCTCGTAAACAAGACAAAACTTTCAAACGTGCCTTTCTCCTTGTCAATTGGAATCGACACCGTATTGCCCAGAAAGTGCTTGATCTGCGGCTCAATCCTTCGTGCATCAAGGCTTTTTAACCCAAGCAGGTCTCTGTACTCTGCCAACGAGAACTCCACACGGCTGCTGTTTGGGTCTCTCGGATTTATTCTTGACAAATAAACCTCTAGCAACCGAAGCTCACCTGCCGTGTAGTCCCTGAACTTTGCCCACACAAGGGATTTGCTTTTTTCAACAAGGTTGTTATCGGATATTTTTGGCATCCGTTCACCTCCTTTATCAGTCTAAAAACAGTATAGCACAGGTCGGGGGACAAGTCAACACGTTTTGTCCCCCATGACTTGTCTTTTTGTCCCCCATAGGGTTGTCAAACCGTCCCCCGTGACTTGTCAAACCGTCCCCCATGCTTTGTCATTTTGTCCCCCATCTACATATTATATATTAAACAAGAAATAAACAAGAGGTTAAATATCATCGTTAAATAGGCGATGACGATAATTTTCAACAATTTCTTTATTTTTCCATTCCAGCTTGTGGATAACTCAACCTTCCATTTGCTGAATAAAGTCTTTCCAGCAATGATTAGTCTTATCTAACGTGTACAAAAAGTGGATGAAAAATTTTTGAGCCAGTGTTATGGGGGACGGATTGACGAGCCGATTAAATGCAAGCTATATATTATCGCTACTACGTTATTTATTCCGCACAAATGTTGTCAGTTCATAGCCTATGGGGGACGGAATGACAAGGCAAATTTTCCCGATAGGTGTACAAAAAGTGGATGAACGTGGACAAAATGTTCTTCAAAAACTGCGATAATTCGACAATCAGCCAGTTATATTATTTGGATTCACGGTATAAGAATCGTTGGACTTCATAGCAGCTTCCGTTCCAGCGTCCTGTGCCTGATAGAGAATTTCCATCTTCGGGGCGGTTCCATTCGGGTCTGGGTCTGTTCCGGTAGCTTGCGCTATCTCGTAGTTGCCCGATACCATCCGGCAAACAGAGACCCTGTCCTTCAACGGTGTGTGGAGGTTTGCCAGAACCTCCGTCAGCACACCCATATGGTCTGATCCGTGATCTCCGTACCGGATGTACAACAAGGCATCTATTTCGTAGGAAGAACATTCCATCATAGCATCTATGAGAATCTGCCGCTTTTCCAGACCAGGAAGGTCATCTTCCAAATGTTCCAGCAGCCCCGGGTAAATGCAAGCGTCTATGTATCGAGCCGCCGATACACCACAGCAGGTAAACCAGCGCATAGCCGTTGGCAGGGAAATAGCTGCCAGGCCTTGCTCCCAATTGGCGACCGTGCCACGATTTATGCCCATCCGTGCCGCCAGCTTCTGCTGGCTTAGACCAGAGTGCATCCGTGCCATCTCTAATGCTTTGGCCGTTCTTACTAAATATTCATCCATAAATTCACGCCCTTTCAACAAAATTCTGCAAAACTGCCGGATTCGACAAGCCAAAAAATGGAAAAAGCTGCTATGGAGAACCAACAGCAGCCTGTGTTATAACTGTATTGTCAAAAAATTCCAAATAGAAAGGAAACACAAAATGAAAGAAACTGCAATCTGGAACCATGAACGTATGCCGATCATTGACGGAATGCCCGCCAGCGTTACCGATGGGCAGCCACACACACCTGAACCATGGGAGGAAAGCTAATGAACCGAACTGTAGATGCTCTGATTGTCCCATACGCCCGCAGACGGACGCTGGAGCTTGTCCTGAGCCTTTCTGGGTATGAAGCTGATAAAGATGCTTACCTCGAAGCAAAAGGCATCCTAGAACGTGCCGTAGCCGCCTTAGACGATGGGCGCGACCCGGCAGATAACATCGAACGCATTGACGGACAGCTCGTAGAGCTGTGATTGGAGGAAAAATGGATAGGCGTTGTCCCTTTTGACTTGAACGCTCGTGGCTTCCCCGATGAAAAGTAACGGATGCGAAGAAAACATTCGATTTTTGCAAAGTTGTTCAAATTGTATTGACTATACAACTGAAAGATGTATAATCGTATCAAATGAACAATCGTATTTACTGATCGGGAGGATATGCTGCAATGAGCGAACAAGAAAGAGCTAAGATTGACAGGTTTATCGCATGGCTGTTGGAACACCCTGATAAGATTCCGGCAGCGGAACAAGCACTAGACCTAGAGTAACAGAGAATCCCTTGCGCAGAGCTACACCAGCCCGGCACAAGGGATTCTTTTTATTTTACCGGGTCAGAACCACTTCTTTTTTCGGTTTCTACGGTAACGATATTTTCTGCTGTTGCCATATAGCACACGGTCATTGCCTTTTAACAAGGCCTGCATGAACCAGAAGCAAAAGGCACAGCCACACAACAGGTAATACATGGGCTTACCTCACATTTTCTCGATCAGGTTCATCAGAGCTTCACGCTGTTCTTTCGGCATAGATTCAAGCTTTTTCCGAATCCGTTCCACTGCTGCATCGACTTCACTTTGCGGCTGCTGGGGCGGGTTTTCTTTTTGTTCGCCAGTGAGCAGGTAGTCCACAGTAACACCAAAGTATTGTGCTAACCTTGAAGCGTTATCGGAAGACGGCTTTGGGTCTTCGCCTTGTTCATACTTCTTTTTCCAGTAAGACCAAGACGATTTCGGCAGTCCAGCATCAATAACGGCTTTTGTCGGTGCAACATTCTTTGAATCGCATAATGCGAGGAAGTTGTCAAAAAACATATACTCAACCTTCTGTTCTTGTGCAAATTGCCGAAGTTCAACAAATTGAGCATAAGCCCTTGTAATGTTCAAAGAATTGTGCTTTAATAGTGCTATCAGGTTCAAGAAATTGAGCACAATTCCAATCGAATACAAGAGCAATGATTAAATGTTTGAACTTTGTTGACAACATTATATTATCACACTTTTAGTCTTTGTTCAAGTATTTGTACAAAGAAAGGGGAGAGAAAATTTGCGTCCAGAGTGGACGGGGGATGTTATTGGAAAACTTCATGTTCATGGGCTGTCTATTAAAGAACTTGCTGAGAGCATGGGGTACTCGCATGAATACCTAAGCGTCATCCTCAACGGCAAACGAGAACCTACTGGTATCAAAGAAAAGGTTGAAGATGCGGTAAACAAATTGATTGAGCAGAGAAAGGAAAGTGAAAATGGCAAACATTCAAGTTTTTGAATATCAGAACAACAAGGTTCGCACAGTTGATGTGGAAGGCGAAGCATGGTTTGTTCTGAAAGACGTGTGCGAAATTCTGCGCATGGATACTACCCAGCTTAAAAAGGTCGCCGACCGACTGGATGAAGATGAAAAGGGTCGTACCCTGATTACGACCCCCGGTGGAATGCAAGAAACATGGATTGTCAACGAAAGTGGTTTGTACCACGTCATCCTACGCAGCGACAAGCCAGAAGCGGCACCGTTCCGCAGATGGGTCACAAACGATGTGCTTCCTGCAATCCGTAAGACCGGAAGCTACAACGCACCGCAGCTCACACGCTCGCAGCTCCTTGCAACTGCGCTGATCGCAGCGCACGAAGAGCTGGAAGAGAAAGACAAGCAGATTGAAACCATGAAGCCGAAAGCGCTTTTTGCTGACGCTGTGAGCGCAAGCAACCAAAGCATTCTTGTTGGTGAAATGGCAAAGCTGCTGTCGCAGAACGGCATCCAGATGGGGCAGAACCGCCTGTTCCAGTGGATGCGCGAGAACGGATACCTGATTAAAGACAAGAAGCGGACGGACTACAATATGCCAACGCAGAAGTCCATGGAACTTCGCTTGTTTGAAATCAAGGAAACGTCCATTGCACATTCCGATGGGCACACATCCATCAACAAGACCCCGAAGGTGACTGGCATCGGTCAGGTCTATTTCGTTAATCTCTTCTTAAAGACGGAGAAGAGCAAGAAAGCGGAGGGCTGAACATGGAACAGATTTTGACATTGAAGGTAGACCTCGAACACCCGGACGATGCAAAGTTTGCCATTGACGAAGCGGTCAAGGTCTACGAAGCAGACAAGCTCAAGTGGGCAGAAGATGAAATTGCCGAAGCGAAGCATCTGGCGATGAAGATTATGGAGCAGCTTTGTTTGGATGGGTACAGCATCAGTTGGTACGAAGCTGAAAGCTACGGGCTTCATTTGATTAGCGTGTGGCTTAAATTGGAAGAGGACAAAAGAACGGACTGCACTTGTTCTATCAGCTCATCCAAGTGGGATGTTTGGATTGCCAAGTGCGTATGCCTGTGCCGAGCTACCGGCAGGAATGTTCCTGCTTTCATCATCAAAAAGGCTGGTGAGTGCTGGTGACGAATTTTCGCAGGGCGAAAAGCCGCAAACGCAGACTAAAGCTGGCAATGGCAGCTGGCGTATCAAGAAACGATGCCAACAATGTACTGTGGATGGAAAAGATGCTGAACCAGTGCTTTGAACGGCATAATCGGGAAGCCAGACTGAAAGAGGAGATGCAGCGTGGAAGAAAAGTACTGTGAGCGCTGCGGTGTCTTTCTTGGCCTTGTAAATCCATGCAAGAAATACTGTGAAGAATGTAAAATCATTGTTCGCAGAGAACGGCAGGCTCTTATAAAGAAAGGAATTAAGGCTAAGCCGCAACCGGCTTTATGCGCTTGGTGCAAGAAGCCAATGGTTCGGAAGGTCTGGTCTCAGAAGTATCACCCTGAATGTGCAGCAGATGCAAACAAGGCTTTGACCAAAAAGTACAAAGCCAAAAAGCAAAAAGAGCTGAATGAGCTAAAAGCATCTGGTGAGTTCAAAATTACTTGGGATGTGCAGAAGCCAGAACGTGCGAGACATCAAAAGCACGAGCCTCCAAAGTATACCGTGCGACAGATGAACGATGCCGTAAAACGATACGGCATGAGCTACGGCCATTACAGTACTTTACTTGCACAGGGAAAGGTGAAGGCCCCTGATGAACGGTAAATACTACGGCAAGCGAGAAATTCGCTGGCACAGCCGGGAGAAAGACCGGCTAGAACGCATCCAACGCAAGCGAAGGATGGCAAACGATGAAGAAAGCAGTAAGCAACTTCAACAAAAGCAGTCCGTGGCAGAAGCGCTGGCAAAAGCGTGAACCTTTAAGACTGGAACACATCGAGAAAGAAAGAATGAACAAAAATGAAAAAAATCAAAGTCAGAATCACATTCACCGAAGCGGTTCTCGGCACATGGCCTAGCAACCAGAACATTGCACGCGAGTTCATCGCCAGCAAGTCCCCGGACGCAAACACCATAGAGGACGAGGTGGCAGCTCTGGGCGCTGACGCAGTAGCAGACAAGGGCATGACCGTTTTTCCGCGCAACGAGAACGGCGAGCCTATCTTGTATGACTACCAAATCAAGGGGTTCTTCAAGGATTCCTGCGGTATGCTGGGTCGTATCGGCGGAAAAACCGAAACTGGCAAGAAGAAAGCTGTCAACGAATCCGGCAAGCTGACGGCCTACAAGAAGGTCATTGATGGGTTGATTTTCGTTCAGCCCCGCATGATTCCCATTAATGTGAACGGCGAGATTACCGAGTGCCAGCGCCCACTCCGCGCACAGACAGCGCAGGGCGAGCGCGTCAGTCTTGCCAACAGCGAGCAGATTCCCGCTGGTTCGACCTGCGAGTTTGAAATCGTTCTTCTGGACGATTCTCACGAGAAGGTTGTGCGTGAATGGCTGGACTACGGCGCTTTGCGTGGCATCGGACAGTGGCGCAACAGTGGGCGCGGGAAGTTTACATACGATATTTTGAACGATTAAGGAAATATCATAAGTGGAAACAATGAGAGAAAAAACGCTAAGACAGGCAAATAAGGAAATCTATTGGGCGTGGAAGTCTATGAAACAACGCACACAGAACCCAAAATGCTCTGCGTATAAAAACTACGGAGCCAGAGGAATACAAGTTTGCAACAAATGGCAGAAGTTTGAGCCTTTTTGCGAATGGGCATTATCGTCTGGATGGGTTAAAGGACTTGATTTAGACCGAATCGATAACAATGGAAACTATTGTCCTGAAAATTGTAGGTGGGCAACTCGTCAAGATAATGTCAACAACCGCAGAATCACAATTGTTTTGACTGTAAATGGAAAATCTTTTCCATGTGCAGAATGGGAAAAAGAAACCGGTATACCGAGAGGATCTCTGAAAGTATGGACTGAAACTAAAGGAAAGGAGTACGCAGAAAATCGTATAAAAGAAGCGCTGAAAGATGGGTATATTCCCAAAAATTATGCCTATTCACACTGCAAACCAATAAAGGATATTAAAACAGGGGAAAAATACAATTCAATCCGTAGCGCATCTCGTACACTCAAGATTTCTTACAGTAAAATTGCGAGGGACTTAAACTCCGGCAAGGGGCGCTTTTCTTACGAAATCCTGAACTAAGTGCAAAGGCACAGCTTTTCAATGAAAGGCGAAGCAATGGCAAAGTGTGGCTTTGAACCGCGTATCAAAGGCAATGCAAAGGATTGAACAGATACGCAATGGAATTGCATAGACACGACATGATTCGCTCCGCAACGGCACAGCTCGGAATTGCTGATAACAGCATGGCCATGGCACGGCTTTGAGACGTGGCGCAAAGGCAATGCAGGGCAAGGCGAGGCAACGGCAAAGAATAGAAACGATAGGCTAAGGAATTGAGTAGCTAGGAGCAGAAAAGCAAAGGCAAAGCAATTCATCGAGAAGCAACGGCAAAGCATGGTATAGCCGTGATTTGCAATGGCAAAAAATGAAAGGAGACAAGATGAAAGCGTTTATTGAAGTTGCCCTAATGTGGGGCATAGCACTGGCAGTGGTTTTGGCGGTATTTCTGCTGAACTTCTGGATTGTGCATCACATCGGTATTCTGGTGGGTGCATCAGCTGCCCGTGGAATCATCACGGTATCTATGGCAATGGCTACGGCGTGGATACTGAATTTTGGAGGTAATAAAAGTGAAAAGCCTGAAAGCTAATGTCCTTTGTGCGCTTGGAATCGCGTTAGCAATCTTTTCGGTAGGATGCGGCGATGCAATCCAGAAAAGTCAGAGCACAGTAGCAATGTTTGGATACGTTTTCCTTTCGTGTAGTTTCCTCGCCGCAGCACTCGTCTTGTGCGCCATTGGGGTCAGCTCTGAAAATGAACGTATCGAACGGGAAAATCGCAAAGTAAAACGCATTCCTCACCACACCAACGAGTGGAGGGATGCACGATGAAATGCCCGATGTGCGGTAGTGACAACATTACAACGGTTGACAGCCGGTCTGCCCCCGACAGCATCGTTCGCAGAAAAAAGTGCCTTGTATGTAACTACCGGTGGTCTACCATCGAAATTGACAAAGACCAGTGGCACAGTGCGTTGCAAATCAAAGAGGAACGCAAGAGAGGGAGACCCAAAGATGATTAACCTTGACAGATTCGGTGGCGTGACAGAGCCGGATGATGGCGTGTATTTCCTAACCCGTGAGCAGGAAGCAGAAGCCAAAGAAGCTGACCGGCTGGCTGAGATCGAGGACTTGCAGTCTGAGATTGAGGGCAGGGAAGCAGAGCTGAAAGACCTCCGTGCACAGTTGGCAGACCTGATGGCTGGTTGATTTTATATAGCCAAGTTAAGCCGAAGTAAGAACAATGATGCCTAATGAAGCCGAAGAAAGGAAAGAAAAATGGCAGTATTAGTAATGGTCTATGGTCATTCCGGCAGTGGGAAGTCCGCTTCGCTTCGGAACTTTGACCCGGAACATGTGGCGGTTATCAACGTGCTTGGAAAGCCGCTGCCGTTCCGAAGCAGCATGAAAACATACATTACCAATGACTACGGCAAGATTGATGCCGCAATCCACAGCACCAAACGTAAGTCTATCGTCATTGACGATGCCACCTATCTTATGACTGGCGAGTTCATGCGGAACGCAAAGGTCGCCGGATACCAGAAGTTCACCGACATGGCAGCCAACTTCAACGCCTTGCTGATGCGGGCGAAGGAACTGCCGGACGATGTGGTGGTCTACTTTTTCGGCCACAGCGAGCGTGACGGAGACGGCGGCGAGAAATTCAAGACCATTGGCAAGCTGCTGGACGAGAAAGTCTGCGTGGAAGGGTACTTTACCATCGTTCTGAAAACCGTTGTGCAGGATGGTCGATACTTGTTCAGCACTCGCAACGATGGGATGGACACCGTGAAAACCCCTCTGGGGATGTTCAATGATGCGCTGATTGAAAATGACCTTGCCGCCGTAGACAAGACCATCCGTGAGTATTACAACATCCCGGTTCAGCCGGATAACAAAGGAGAGTAACAGATGAAGAACATCAACTGGAATGACGTACAGGAAGCCACCGAACGCCGAGACTTGCCTGTTGGCGGCTATGTTGCCGGTATCTGCAAGGCAACGGACGAACCTGCAAAGGAGCGCCTGAACATCGAGTGGGAAGTCGCAGAGGGCGAGTTCAAGGGTTACTGGCGTGAGCAGACCGCTTCTCTTATCGAGCGTGGCAAGCTGAATCCGGGCGAGTGGGCATGGGGCGGCAAGACCATCAAGAGCTACAAGGAAAAGGCACTGCCCTTCTTCAAGGGCTTTATCACCGCTGTGGAGCAGTCCAACCCTGGCTACAAGTTCAACAACGATGAAAAGACCCTGCGTGGCAAGCTGGTCGGTGTGGTTCTCCGCGAGGAAGAGTACATGGGCAACGATGGGAACATCAAGACAAAGCTTGTCGTTGACCGTTTCACCAGCGCGGACAAGATTCGTTCCGGTGACTATGAGGTCAGACCGAAGAAAACGCTGGCTGGTGGGTCTGGTTCTGGCTACTCGCAGGGCGGGAATGATGACTTCTCTGTGATTGACGATTCATCGGATTTGCCCTTTTAGGACATAAACCATGACCGCCTACCTTATATAAGAGCTGCGCTATCTGGCTGGACGGGCGTTTGGAAAAGATGATTACCTGTTGTCTCAACTGCACATCACGCTGCACAGCTTGCCACGACACTTGCGAGAAGTACAAGGCAGAGAAGAAAGACTTCGAGGAGCGCAAGGCATTCGTGTATGAGCTGAACCACAGCCAGAGCGTGTATCACCGTGATTATGAGGACAAGCACCGGGAACGTGGCAAGAAACGGTTTCTCGGAAGTGAATTTAGAGGTGAACGAGGATGAATCAGTGGATCAATGTCAAAGAAAAGTTACCAGAGATGACGGAAGAAGTTACCGAAGAGGAAGGCGACAGAGAATATACGCTTTGGTATGAGAGCAAGCCTGTTCTGGCGTTTGATAAAACCATGTATGACGAAAATAGCAGAATGCAAGCGGCAGTACTTACAGACGATGGTGATTGGCTGACAACGTTTGATGAAAAACGACTTGAAAACGTAACCCACTGGATGCCTTTACCTGATGAACCAAAGGACAACGAATGAACACCGGCAAGCAGTTTGAAGCAGACTTCAAAGCATCCGTTCCATCCGATGCGTGGTGCTACCGTCTGAAAGACAGCGCTGCAACATACTACGGCGGCAACGAGAACCTGTCCTTTTCTATCGACAACATCTGCGACTTCCTTGTGTACCGATACCCGATGAACCATTTGTTTGAGCTGAAAACCATTGAAACGCCCTCTATCCCTCTGGAAAAGGTGTTCGGCAAGTACGACAAGGCAAAGTGCAAATACCGCAAGGAAAAGCACATCACGGACATGGTGGATGCAATGGGGTACAGCGGTCAGACCGCCCATGTGATAGTCAATTACCGGACGGTTAACCGCACCTTTGCAATCCCTGCCAGCAAGGTTCTAGCGTTCCGTTACAACGAGAGCCGCAAGAGCATCCCTTGGCAGTGGGCGGAGCAAGAGGGGATAGAGGTCAAAGCGAAAAGGTTGCGTGTCCATTGGCGGTATGACGTGGATGCGCTGCTAAAAAGATTGGAGAACGAAAATGCCAAATTGGTGTGAAGGAAAACTCAAAGTCCGTGGAAATCCCAAAAACATCGTGCGCTGGTTTACGGATTGCGTGACTGTTTATGCCCGCCCCTATTTCGATAAAAACAAGTTTCCGAATGGAGAATGGGTCTACAACGAAATCCATGATGGAGCATTGCTTTCTTACGATGATGAGACGTTCTACATCAACGTGAAAGACACCGCTTACATTGAGGGTACTACGAAGAACTTCGTTGAAAAGTTCTGCACTGAACAGATTGCTGATGGCGACAACGCAATTCTTGTTCTTCCTGCCATGGCTGCATGGTCGATGGAGCCTGAGCCATACGAAGAAATGTCTAAAAAGTATAGGTTGGATTTCAGATTCTATGGATTTGAAAGCAGTGGATGCGTAAATCAGGAGATGGAAGTCATTGAAGGTAAAACAACCATCAACCGTGAAATTCGATTTGATGATTACCGTTGGGAATGCGCAGACCCGCTAATGGGAGGTTGAAAACATGGAAATTGAGGTTGAGATTTGCGACCGATGCGGCGAGTGCTTTTCGTGGCACGGCGAAGTGAACGGAATCCGAAAAGTAAAAATCAAACAATGTGGCTATGAATGCTCGCCAGACAGGTCGTTCGTTCTTTGCCCCTCTTGCATGGCTGCACTCAACGATTGGCTGAAAGGAGAACAGAAGTGAGTAAGAAAATTTCAGACATTCTGCCCAAGACCGAAATCTTGGCACAGTTGGCAGAAGAAGCATCCGAACTGGCACAGGCTGCGTTGAAGCTGCGCCGTGCGCTTGATGGTACAAACCCGACACCGAAGAGCGTTGCGGAGTGCGAAGGAAATTTGATGGAAGAATTTGCGGACATAAGTAACGCAGTCAATGCTTTATGCGATGCTTGGTTTGGAGATGACCTCGATTCCGAATGCGAATTTTGGGACGCAGAGCTTGAAATTGAGGACGCTAAATACAAACGCTGGCTCTCTCGCCTTGAAGCAAAGGAGCAGTCAGATGAATAAATTCGGAAACTGCCCTCTGTGCGGCAAACAGGTCAAGTTGACCAATCTCCGCAAAATCGCTCGGCAGAACCAGTTGTACGGCTTTCGGATGGCTCTGGATGGCGTTGCCGCCACATGGGGCGCACTGATTCAGAACCTTCGGTGCGATGCAGACCTGAGCGATGAACAGGTGCAGAAAATCATCCGCATTGGCGACAGATACTGGGAGATGGTCGGGCAGTTCAAGAACGAGGACATGACACCTGACGAGTTTGCGGATTACATCACTGCAAAGTCAGAACAGGTCGAAAAAGAGCTGAGGGAAAGGTGGAGCTAATGGACAAGGAACAGCTTGCAATCGCACGGTTGCAGGACGCTACAAGGCTTTCAGAGCATCGGTACGATTTGATGGAGGATAACAATGTTTGAATTTGTAACCCGCTGGCTGGTCTGCTTAGTCTTGCTGGCGGTAGTAGTTAAGTCTGAACGGACAATCAAGGACATGACGAACAACCTGTTTGAGGAACGGCAAGCAATGCTCGTCTGGGCGTTCGTCAACGTGTGTCTGGTTGCTTGTACGGCTGTTGCGATGGGGTGGAAGTAAGTATGGAAATTAAATCAATAAATGATATTCCAATGCCGTTTAGCGACATTGATGTTGCGGAAGCGTTTTATCATCATTCGGAACTTTACATGAAAACAGAGAATGTTTCAACTACGGTAGCAAGCGGAAATTTTACTACGCTGGTTTATAACGCTGTAAATTTGAAAAACGGTTCGTTCAAAAGTTTTGTCGGTTCAGAAAACGTTCAAAGGGCTAAGGTACATATTGAGAGAGAGTAACCAATGGAAAATGAATTTTACTGCCCGATGAAGATGACCAGCAATCCGCTTGGTCGGTGCGTATGCGAGAAAGAAAAGTGCGCTTGGTGGCGGCAGTTGGACAACTGCTGTTCCGTCTGGTGGATTGCACGGAAGCTGGACAACATCGAAACGAAGATGAAGAGGTGAGAGTATGGACGATTGGATTAGCATTAGAGACGGTTTGCCGATTGATTATCAGTCTGTTCTTATTTGGGATGGATGCTCGATTTCCATTGCGCACCGTGAACCCGGTGCACCTGATAACGAATTTGTTGACGACTACAATGACGAGTTCGTATACACAGGATGGTGGAAGAAACTGCTGACCGCTCCAAAGGAGGCCTGATACATGGCAACACCCCCGAAGCGTGGTCGTGGCAGACCGCCGCTGACTGAAGCTGAAAAGAAAAAGCGTGAGAAGCGAGCGCAAAAGGCGAAAGAAGAAGCCGCTGCAAAGCGCGAGAAAGAGCGAGAGAAGAAGAAGCAACAGATGCTTAACAAACGGAAGTCTATCCGATCACAGGTGAGTAAAAAAGTGAAAGAACAGCAAGAGTTGGCTATCGAGAAGTCGAAGATGATGAACACAGGAGATTTGCAGTCAAGAATCGGCGATGAAGAGGACAAGAAAGTTGTCGGCATGATTGCAGCAAAGTATTTTGGCGACCTTCCGAGCGTGGACATGAACAACCCCATTGAAGTGCAGCAACGCCTTGACTTCTTCTTTGATGCTTGCATCGAAGCCAGAATATCCCCTGTGGTGGAATGGATCGCGCTGGTGCTGGGCATCGAATGGCCTAGTCTTAGACAGATTATGACAGGCAAACGCCGTGACGACAGCTTGCAACAGAAGTACATCCTGAAGCTGATTCTGCAAATGCAGTCCATGTGGGCATACAACGGTATGTATGGTCAGGAGAACCCGGCAGAGTGGATTTTCCGAGCCAAGAACTACTTTGGTATGCGTGACAACGTGGAAGTCACCGTTGCGCCGCCTGAACAGCCGTTGGGCGATGCCCAGAGCGCAGAACAGCTCGCCCAGAAGTACCAGACGGCTTTGCCGAAGGAGATTGAAGTGGAGTACAGAGAGGTGGACGACTAATGCAGACTGACAGAGGAATCTACCACAAGCGAGTATGCGACCGCTGCGGAGCGGTACTGGGCGGCAGAATGATGAACCCTGACGAATACTTCAAAGACTGGTCATGGCGCAGGGATACGGGCGACCTTTGCCCGGAATGCTATGAGGAGTATAAGCGAGTGATCGGGCAGTTCAATGCCAACAGAAGGAGAAAGAGAGGGCAGATATAATGAAAAAGTGCGCTCTTTACAGGTGCAAACAGTGCTTTGCGACCATGACGGACGAAAGCGATGTCAGAATCGACAAAGACATTGTTGATTGGATGTTTGAAAACGAAATGGAAGAAAGTAAAATTGGGTTTATCGCAAAATTCAAAATAAGCGATAAAGCCCTCATTCATCGTTGCGCCAACAACACTGTTGGTTTATGTGAGTTTATCGGATGGAAGGAGATAGAGGAATGAACTTCTACTGTACCACCGAACATTGCTCTTGCATGGGCATCAAACGGTTCTCCGCTGGCAAAGCTATCCGATGCACGGCAGAATCCTGTAAGAACAAATCTGAGCCGTCCTGTGTATCTTGCAAATGGTACGCAGAGCCGGAGGGTGTATGCGTGAACGACCAGTCAGAACACGTTGCAGACTTCGTGTGGGACGAACGCGGATGCAAGGAATGGGAGAAGAAAGATGAGCGAAAGTAATGTAATCAGGCTGGGCAATGGCATTCTACTGGACAGCAAAGGGAAACTTTTATGCCAAACTGTGGACAAGCTCTGCTCAAACTGTAAATGGCACGACAGATTCTCGTGGGTCTGTTACAACGGTCTGTCTGAGTGCCGGGCTGATTTTACAGACCCGGACGATGTGTGCAAGGAATGGGAGATGAGAAAATGAGCTACGATATTTATCTATGCGACCATGTAACGCACAAACCGCTCAAAGCAGATAGTACGCATTTTATCTCAGGCGGTATGAGAGCCATCGGCGGAACAAGGGAACTGTGGCTTAACGTCACATGGAACTATGCGGACTTTTACTACCGTAAAGATGTGTTTGGAGAAAACGGTATCCGTTCCATTTACGGCAAAACAGGCGCTGAAAGCATCCCGATGTTGGAAAATGCCATTGCTGCTTTGAGTGATGATGTAGACGATAGCGACTACTGGCACGCAACAGAAGGCAATGCAAAGCGTGCGCTGTACGGACTGTTGGCGTTTGCAAAGATGCGCCCAGATGGTGTATGGGATGGAGATTGAAGGGAGAAAGGGCAATGCCGATATATGAAGTCGCTTTAGGTATCGTTTTGACAACGATAGTGGGTATATTGTTTGTATCTCCCATTTATCTGTTTGAACGATATATTCTTTGGGACACTTTGGATGAATATATTGACAGCACTGTTATCAAAATCATAGCCTGCGTTGCTGTCAATGCAGTTATTTTCTTAATCGGATACGCAATCGTTCTTTCTGCTGCGAGGTACAACAATGGCTAACACATTTTGGCATCCGGCAAGCGAGCAACCACGAGAGCGGACGCAGCCTTTGTTGCTTGCGACTAAGACAACGTGGAATGATAAAGATGGAAAAATGTTGCAAGGAATCTCGCCGACAGCGTACTTTCTTGGCTGTTATGCAGACGGTCAGTTCTGGGACGAGATAGGCGAGAGACTGCCGAAAGATGTGACGGTGACGCATTGGATGGCGTTTCCGATGGTATGAAGTGATGTTATGAATGAATGGATTAGTGTAAAAAATAAACTTCCGACCGAATTTCAATCCGTCTTTGTGTTTAGTGACGAGGTCGATATAAGGATTGCACACTATGAGAGTTCGTGCGGAAGCACGGAATGGTACGAAGATACGACAGGAAAACGGCTTTCTGTATCTCACTGGATGAATTTCCCTGACCGTCCAAAGGGGGCTTGAGTATGACGAACAAGAAGTTTAGCATCATCATTATGGACTTGAGCCTTTTTGACTTCGGGCCGAAGACACCTTGTGGATACATTAAGGCGAAGCATATCCGCCCAGCGTACGGAAAAGGCACAAGGCCTGTCAAGGCGCATAAGCGAATTACGAGAACGAGAGAGGGATTTAGAAAGTGAAAAACCTGTCAAAGAAGCACCTGAAACAGATTTACAGGCGCAGAAACAATTTCATAGGAAGCGTTGCTATGCTGAACTGGTTTTTCCGCTCTGCACCAAGTAATCGAGTTGATTACAACAAGATGATGGACTGGCGTTGGAGTATGTGTACAAACGTCCACTACATGATTCCGGGTGAGAAAATCAAGAAAAGGAGCAAGAGGACATGAACATGGACGAAAAGGGTAAAAAAATGGAAGGACTCAAAAGATGTCCGTTCTGCGGCGGGAAAGTTGCCATTGCCGAAGCAGGCGACTATTTGACAAACTGGATGTCTATAACAAGAGGAAACGGCAAGAATGGATGCAAGTGCCGGGTATTCATGGAGAGCAAGCTATACAACTCTGATTGTTCCGAAGCTGATAAAGAAAAGATTAAAAAAGAACTTATCGAAGCATGGAACAAACGCTACAAAGAGGACTGAGTATGGAGCAGGAACACAAGCCGAGAACATCAATGATTCTCCTGTTGGAACACGTTCATGCGATGGACGAATTGACGGACGAGGAATTTGGAGCGTTCGTCCGCAACTACGCACACTACGTTGAGACTGGACTTGAGCCAGCATACGACAACGACCGTGCTATGCGGATGCTCTGGAAAGTCGTAAAAGCGTTCGATGATATGAACGTGCAGAAGATGGAAGAACGTGATAAGCGTAGACGAGAAGCAAACAAGAAAAAAATAAACAAGCGTTGGAACGATAAAAAATACGAAAGCATACCAATGGTATCGCAGGATACGAATGGTATAAATGGTATACCAAACATACCAACTGATACGAATGGTAGCTTATCTGTATCTGATTCTGTATCTGAATCTGATAAAAAAGAAAAATGTGAAAAGAAAAATACCAACGAAGTCAAACGCTTCAAGGCACCGACTATCGAGCAAGCCAAAGAATACTTTGCGGACAAGGGTTACATGGAATCGGAAGCAGAGCGGTTTGTTGACCACTTCACGGCAAATGGTTGGAAGGTCGGAAAATCGCCTATGAAGGACTGGAAAGCTGCTGCACGGAACTGGATGCGTAACGTGAAGGACTGGAACGGCGGCTATCAGCAGACAATGGCTGAATTGCCTGACGAGGGAGACTTTCTGCGGTGAATATTGAACATCAGACCCAATACATCTTGCTAGGAGCAGTCCTCACGTTCTCTGAGTATGCCGATGTGCTGCAAGACCTTAAAATTGACGATTTCTGCCTTGAACTGCGTGATACATTCGCTTCCATTCGTGGTTATTGGGAACACAACGACAAATGGAACCCGGTAGAAGTCATGGGGCGGTACGATAACTGCAAGAAAGCAATGGGTGAATGTCTGGATGCCTTCGGCGCAGAGTTCATCCGAAACGTCACTCATGATATGATGCTTGGATGGGCTGGAATCGTCAAGGAACAGGCAGCGTTGTCCAGAGCCAGAGAGATTGCGTTCAAAATCGTTGATGGCTCGACCAGATACGCAGACCTGACAGGCATCTATGAGCAGCTAGGCGAAGCAATCAACCTGCACAGCGAGAGAAGCGATTTCATCCCCATGTGCGATGGCATAGACAATTACATCCGCAAGCTGGACGATAAGCCGGAGTATATCAGCACAGGGCTTAAAGCGCTGGACAACAATTTGCATCTTGTTCCGGGCAACTTCGTTGTGATCGGCGGCAGACCGTCTGCCGGTAAGACTGCTCTATCCCTGCAACTTGCCTGTGAAATAGCCAAGAACGGACGCAAGGTGGCGTATTTCAGCCTAGAGACCGACCCTGATACCCTCTATGCTCGTATCATAGCAAACCAGCTAGGCGTACCGCTGCACACGGTCAAGAACAAAACCGTCAGCATTGACGAGCTTGACAGACTGGCAGCCATCAAGAAATATCCGTTGTACGTCCGCTCTGCCGCTGGTAAGAGCGTTGGATGGATTAGAACGCAGTCCATTAGGATGCAGGCAAAAGTGGTGTTCATCGACTATTTGCAGCTTATCCATCAAGCCGGAGCGAAAGACCGATACAGTGCCGTAACGGAAATCAGCATGGCGCTGCATGAGTTTGCGCAGTCCACAGGAACGCTGGTAGTGGCTCTCGCACAGCTCAATCGAGAGACAGCAAGAGCAGGCATCCCACCGACTGCCGCAGACCTGCGAGAGAGCGGACAGATCGAGCAGGACGCAGATGCAATCATTCTGCTGGCACAGAACGTGACCACAAAAAAGCGACCGGAGCAGCATTATCATTTTGCGCTTGAAAAGAACAAAGAGGGCAACGTAGGGTCACTGGACATCACGTTTCAGATGGAGACTCAGCAGTTCAAAGAATGCGTGTGGATGTAATGAGAGGAGAATAAACATGAAATACCGCAAGAAACCAGTTGTTATCGAAGCATTCAAGCTCAATGCACGAGGACTTGTTGGAGCAGATTGGTTCTGGGATGCAGTAAGTAGCAATGATATTATCACGCATGACTTCGGAAAGTTTCACGATGACCCTGCGTGGTGCGAGATTAAAACGCTTGAAGGGACTATGATTGCAAGGACTGGCGATTATATCATTCGTGGCGTAAATGGCGAAATCTACCCGTGCAAACCTGACATTTTCGAGAAAACATACGAAGCGGTTGAATAATAGCCTAGCATCGCTTCTGCGCTCCAATCGTCACAGTGGAATAGGCAAGAAAAACAGATAGCGGGGTCAGGACGATAAAGTTACCGTCTAAACCCCATAAATATTTTTCGTCAATGAAATAGCAGGCGCAAAAGAGCTACCAGCGATGGTGGCTCTTTTTGTTTTTTTAGTCAACTCCACGAGAAAGCCTGTTTTAAGGCGTTTCAGATGCTAGACGATAACTTTATCGACTTCATCACGAAAACGCTCCACAGACGCTCGTAGACGGCTCTCCGTTGATGCTGATGGTATATCTCAAACTAGACCATGCGATTAGACCGATGCAGAAGCGTGGAGAACGGCTTTTTGAGTTCGGACGTGAAAGTTATCGGGTCAATCAGAAAAACGCGGCAGACAGGCTCCTACACGCCTTTCCCGCGATGATAGCAGCCAGATGGGCAGATGCCAACGACTATTTATCCAACCGCAGGGCTGATTGAGACGAAATGGATGCGATTATTGCATACCAAGCGATACGAATCGTACCAGTTGATACGAATGGTATGCGTTGGTATCATGGTATACCAATCTTCCCCCCTTTCTTCCCCCTCTTTCCCCTACAACCCCTATTACCCCCTATAATCCCCCTAACTCCCCCCTCAAACAAATAAATTGTTTGAGGCCCCCGCGCCAAAATGGTGCGACAACTGCGACAACTGAAAACGATAACCAAATGCTTTGCAAAGGTTCTTTCCCCCTACAACCCTCTATCTCCAAAAGCTATACCGTTAGCCAGCAGGCCAGACCGTGACCGGCATTTACCGTCAGGTTCTATTGGCTGAATAAAGGCATACCGTCTATTTGACCTCTACGTTACGTCACCCTCTATCGTCCGGCGCACCGCGCCGACCGGGTGACCTTCAACGGTAACAGCATCTAGCCTGTAAAGAGTAGCAGCGTCTGACCCATCACACTCCACGACTATTTCACATGGAGAATTGACTTTATTTTGTAGTCGGTTTGATATGTACAAATATTGCATTGACTATTCCTAGCAGAATGCTATGAATTAAGCAGGATGCCATAGTGTATTACTGGGAATTAAATCAAGCAGGAACAGACCAAATCGGATGATACGACTATTCCAGCAGAATAATCCCTAGATAGTTACTAGGATATATAAGCGTATATTATAATAAGTACTGTTGGTATACGAATTTGGTATGGCTAGGTGAGAATAAAATTGACAGGTGTCTTGACACATATTGATTTTATGGGTGGTCTGATGGCTTAGCGACTATCGCATCTCTCTTTCTCTAAAAGGCAAACGACTATTTCATACAAAAAACACACAACTATTTGACGATGGTTCGCAAGAAAACGATACGACTATTACTATACGACTATCAGCGGACAGCTCGTTATTATACTATATATAGGACTTTCAAAAGCTGGTCGTCTGACGACTTTACGACTATTCCACGACTATCCGCCGGGAGAAGCTACGACTATTCCAGAAGCTGCTACGACTATTCCAGCCGGAACGCTGCGACTATTGCTGACCTCTATTGGCTATCGGGCGAAAGCCCGAAAAGAGACGCGGCGGTAGCCGTCAATGGTTCCGCGCCGCCCGCCACGCCCCTGCCGCTGGACTGCCCCGCCGGGTGGAGGGTGCCGGGCTGGCATGGTCTGCGATATGTTGCACCGTCTAACACGTATCCATAACAGGGGGCGCACTCTTATATACATTATTATAATAGGGCGGCTGTGTTAAGCTGTGCAACGTCCAGCGTGGCGGTTGTATCTGGTATCGGTGGAGGTGCTGCGCTTGACGGTATGCCCTCCAGCGTGGCGCAGTTGGCGTGTAGGCGGCTTGTGCGGTTGCTGTGTTGTGTGTGCTGGAATAGGGCAAATCAACGGAAATGCCGCTGTAAAGCCTTGTAAACGGTTTTGACGTTTTTGCCGTATAATTTGCATGGACGGCAGAAAGGCCGCTGTAAATGCTTGTGCTTGGCTGATACGCCGCCGGGCAAAACAAAAGCCCTGCACCGTGTCGATGCAAGGCAAAAGAAAAGCCCCGCCGAAGCGGGGTTGAATCTTAAATTGTGTCAGCGCTGATTGCGCCAAATGTTATAGTCTGCTGCCGTCATGATGGTATAACCGCCGCATACCTTAACGACAACGCAGTCACCGGGGCAAACCTTGCGCGCATAGTAGCGGGTGGTATACAGTCCGGTCATTGCGTCATGTCCCTTATTAGTAGTCATAATATATAGACCTCCTCACTTGCTTGCCTTAAACAAAGCACTAAAAAACCAAAAACAAAACAAGATTGCAGATAAAATCACAGTTTGCACCCCCTTATACCACGCTGAAACGCTTGTAGGTGGTTTTGCTGCTGCACTCTGCATATATATCCGGGTGCAGCGTCTTCAAAAGCTTGCTATCAAGTCGTACGCTCTGAACGTCCTTGTAAATAGCTTTTGCGGTGCCTTGCGCCATCTCCGGCGCGCCCTGCATCATGCAGATAATATCCGCTTTAATGCTTTCGTTCATCGCTTCAAGCTCTTCCAAAAGCCGCTTGTTTTCGCGGTATTCGTTCACTTTTTCTTCGAATAACGTCATTTTTTAGCCCTCCGCACTGATTTCTGCTGCTAGTTGGTCAACTGCGTAATGTTTGCCGGTATTGCTTGATGTGATATACACATCTTTTGTGTATGCCTCGGATATTACGATCTCCAACATATTGCGCATACCTTGATAATATGCGCTGTCCTGCTTTGTTTTGCAGTAGATCAATTTTTTGTCAAGAGTGTGCAAGGCGTAGTCAAGCGTTTTGCGGTCGATCATTGTATTACCCCCTCAGCTATTAAGCCATGCCAGCATAACCAGCGCACCGCTGATCATGCCGCCCACATACCAGAGTGCGGCCCACTGGGAAAAGTCAAGAGTAATCATTGTTTGACCCCCCCTATCACATAACCTGGAACAGCGCAGACGTACGAGCAGTGACGGCGTACAGTTTGCCGGTGGTGTTGCCCTTGACCAGTACGCCAGTAACGCCGTAAATACCGGTGCTGTATGCGATGCACTCAAACCCGCATTCTGCAACGCGAATTGCGTCAATCTCCGAAAAGCTCTTTTTGGTCAAGTCGGTTGCGGCGTTGGCGGCAACATAGCGGCGAATATCTTTCAATGTGGTTTTCATGGTTTTTTGTCCTCCTGTTTTGGTGTTTCGTGATGTGGCTTATCAGATATGTCTTATCTTGATTTTATTATATCAGATATATCTTATATGTCAATACATTTTGAGCAAAAACATAAGATTTTTCTGATTTATTTTTCTGGCACAAAATGGTAAAATTGCGCTGTCCAAATCTGCTCAGTTTCGGACGCACTCCACGCCCTCCAGCGTCCCGCACCGTTACGATCTGCCCGGCGTGGGCGGTCTGGTATCGAGTGCAGACCGGTGCAGCGCGTCCAGCGTCCTGGCATGTGTGCCTTGCCTTGCATAGTCTGCCCTGGTTCTCTGGTACGGCCTGCCAGGTGTAGTCCTCCCCGGTGCGCTGGATGGGGCAGGGGTGCACCGGCGGGGTATACAGCAGCCGCCCAGCCCCTCCCGGTCAGTCCTGCCACCACCGAAAAAATAAAAAAGACCCACCCCACCCTCACAAATCAAAACCCATTTGATTGTGCAAGTCCCAAAAATTTCCCGCAAAAACAAAAAGACCCCTACAAAGGGTCTACGTTCTGTGCTATACTTGCCTTACAAGCCTTGAAAGGGAGGAATCTGTAATGGACCAAAAGAATGACAAGAACAAAGAAAAGAGAGAAAAGAACGAAAAGATTGCCGCTTCAATATGGGGCGTTATTATCGGCGCCGCTTTTTTGGTTTTTGGTGTGTATCTTATGGCACATGGTATTTCAAGCGTTATATAAAATTTTAGCCAAAGAAAGGAAGAATCAAAAATGAGAAAGAGAATCATTGCGGCGGCTCTAGCAGCGGCTATGATGCTTGCCATGCCTATTAGCGCAATGGCAACAACGAAACCCGATGAATGGTCTGCTCCTATTGAGCTGGAAGAGACCAATGCAACACAGGTGCAACCCATAACGATCAAAGAATCCCATAGCCATCTTGAAACCAAGTACGAATACGGCAAAACGAGATACTATGTGTTTTACGCAGTTCTGGTTGAAAATCCCAACACCGATTGGGCAGTTGATTTTGTTTCGCTGAATGTCACGGTATACGGCGAAGATGGCTCCGTCTTAAAGACCGATTCTGAAACGCTGGACTGGGTTGGCGAGGGTGATTCTTATTGGTATGGCGATTATATCGCTTTTGATTCCGATGGTGTTAAGCCGACAAGAATTGAGTATACGACAAGCGCAGAGAATTGGAACGTTCACGAAGCAAGCCCTGCCAATCAGATTGTTCGTGCTGGCGAACTTGCTGTTACAAATGTTTCCAAACGTGGTTCCGGCTATGATTTGCGATTCACTGGACAGGTTACAAACAATAGCCAGTTTACAAGCAATGCAGTCAAGGTCATTGTTCTTTACAAAATGAAAGACACCGAAGGCAATGAAGTTCCTGTTGGCGGTGAGTATACTTACATCATGGACAGCCTTGCTTCGGGCCAAACAGCATCGTTTGAGCTTTATCCATTGAGTGGATTTACTGGTTATAGCTCTTATGAAGTGGTTGCTATTCAAGATTAACGCATAACACAAAAAGCCAGCGGCTAGATGTTCTCTAACCACTGGCTTTTCTTATGGGCTATTTACGATTTAAGTGTTGGAAACATGATAGGAGCGCTGACTTCTTCCTTTTCCATGAGAATGTCGAGCAAACAATCATTGTATCCCATTGAATAGCTGTCCTCGCAAAAATGCTGTACGGACGTTGCTAGCGCTACACTTACAACTTCCCTTGACCGCTTATCCTCTGGCATGATGATTTCTAATGCCTGATTAAGGATTTCATGGCTTTTTTCTAAAACGGCTTTGTGCTCTTCATTCTCAGCTTGTAGCCGAAACATTTCTTCCGAGTAGTCCATCAGCACGTCTCCATTCTGATTTGCTCGCCAACAGGCAGATAGCCTGCTTCTTTAAGCTTGCTGTAAATGAACTTCTGACCGGCTCTCGTCCAGCGGGTGACCTCTTTCGTTTTGCCGTTCGGCAGCTCGATCGGGTGCCCGACAACGTATCCGTTGCCAAGATACTTCTGGTAAGGAATCCATTGCTTGTTCACAGTGTGCTGAATGCCAAGCCCTCTAAGAATCTGGTTTAGCTTTCGTGCGCTCATGCCGTAGTTCATGGCAATCTGCGTGGTAGTCAGGCTTTCATCAGAGAGCAGCATAGCCTTTGCGTAGTCAGAATCGGGCTTCATCTTGGCGTTTTCCGCTTCCAAAGCCTTTACTTTCTTGCGCTCCGTGTCGATAACACTGTTAGCGGCGATCAGAGCGCGGCTCAACAGCATCTCTGTCGATTCAGGCTCCGGGTTGGTGAGCTTCTGCTCCATCTGATTGAAAGCATCAATGTACTTGAGTTTCCATTCAAGGGCTTCCTTGCCAGTGAATCCCATAGCAAGGAGCGTAAACCCATCGCGATTCATCAGATACTCAGGTAGCACTTTGTTTTGGACTGAAAGGTACTCCGATTTGAAGAACATAGAGGACAGTCCAATTTTGGGCTCTCCTCCCATCAGGTTTTCGATGTCGCGAAGAACGTGCTTGTGCTCTTTTCCAAAATTCTCTGCTACTTCACGACTGGACACGACAACCTGTCCGTTTTCGCTGATAAGATTGATAGCATATTTAACTTTTTGTTCCATAAAAACTCCTATGGTTCTTGCGGAACAAGCCAATTCCTGCTATAATAAGGCTGGAACAGCTTGTTCCAGTGTGGTTCATGATACGTTCGCTAAAGTTTGCCGACAGCAGCGAGCGTATCATTTTTCGTTTTCATTGGTCTCCGGGATTGGATGCACTTCAAAGAATGTGTCACGGATGGCTGCTGCCTGTGCGACCTTGTGTTCGGTGCAATAGGCTTTCAGCCACTGGAACTGCCGTTCGGTCAGTGCAACAGTGAACGTGTGATTGTGCCGTTCGAGATAAGGACTGTACATAAACTCACCTCCCTTCATGTAAGTGCAACCAGTATATGCAATATGTTGTGGTTTGTCAATTACGCAAACGCTTAATGTAGTACTGGTATCTGTACAAAATCTAAAAGTTTATAGACTTGCACAAAATTTAACTGTTGTTTTTGGCTGCTCCCGCTTCGTACCCTGCCCGGTAGTTCAGTTCTGACAGCTTGCCCAGTGCTTCTGCGTACTCCCTGTCCTCGCTGGTCGGTTCTTTGCCGTGGGCGAGGGTTTTCAGAAATTCTTCGGTTTTCGTGGGAAAGTTCATGTTTTTTTGCTCCTAACTCTTGCGGAGAGCAGCCCTTTTTGGTATAATAGATTCCGAAAAGGGAGACTGCCCCCTTGGTGGTTGCAGGTTCTCGTTTCGTGATGTGGATAAGCTATCAGTGGCTTCGTGGTGGTTGCGGCTGGTAGCTTATTTTTTTATTCCTTGATGTTCTCAACGTAAGATGCTACCCACTCGATACCCATGCGGATAACATCGACCTTTGAGATGTTCAATGCCTTTGCGCTGCTCTCCATGCTCGCGATCTGGCTCTCTGTGAGCCGGGTGCTTATCATGTGCAGCTTATCACGTTCCGAGGTTTCTGCTCGTCTTGCCAAGCCTATCACCTCGCTTTCGCCGAAACAAGTATAAAGCGTGAAAATATGCTTGTCAAGACCCAAAGTTTTACGGAAATGAAGTTTGGAAGAATTACTACTTATTATAGAAAATTTTTTACATGATTGTGTTCAACTAAGTAAACATTCCTATACTACTCTAGTATGTATAAATACATACTAGAGTATATTTATATATAATATAAAGGACGCTAGCTGGAAAATCTTGTAAATATCAGAAATGTCTTGATTTTATAGGGTTCATCTGATATAATGGCATCAAGAAAGAGAGGGCGCAAAAATGAAAGCAGGAGAAGCAGTAAAAGAAGTTATGAGAAAAGAAGACATAAAGCAAGCGGAGCTTTGTAGCAGGCTTAAAATTAAACAGCCAACTTTAAGCGAACGTCTTTCTCAAAAAAATATTAGCGTTAATAAGCTAAACGAAATGCTGAATATGATGGGCTATAAAATTGTAGTTGTCCCTCGTGATGCACAGTTCAAAAATTGCGAAGGCATAGACATAGAGTAAAGGACGGTGAACCTGAATGATCTACGGTTACGCTCGTGTCAGTTCCGCCGGGCAGGCGATTGATGGCAACAGCCTTGAATCGCAAGAGGAAGCCCTTAAAGCTGCTGGCGCAACTAAGATTTTCAAAGAAGTCTATACAGGGACAAAGATGGAACGCAAAGAACTGGATAAACTGGAAGCGGAGGTTCAGAGTGGCGATACAATCGTTGTGACAAAGCTAGATCGTGTTGCCAGAAGCCTTGTCGGTGGGTATGAATTGATTGATTCATGGATTGAAAAAGGAATCCGGGTGAACGTTCTGAATCTTGGTGTGATGGACAACACCCCTGCTAGTAGGGCTATGAGAGGCATGTTCCTTGTGTTTGCCCAGTTTGAGCGTGACATGATTGTTGAGCGCACCAGAGAGGGCAAGAAGATTGCCAGCCAGCGCCCCGATTACAAGGAAGGTCGCAAGCCCACCGAGTATGACCGCAACCTCTTTGATGTTCTGCACGAACAGGTAGAAAAACGTCTGCTGACCGTCACCGATGCCGCCAAGCAGCTTGGTGTGACCCGCCAGACATGGTATCGGATTGCTGAACAGAACAGGTGAAAGGAGCAAGAGCCTATGGATAAGTGGAACAACAGAAACTCGTATGACTGGCTTGCGGGGGCAGTCGTTGGATTGCTTACCGGGTTCTTTATCGTAGTTGTGGTTGCGAGGTGCGTTTTGTGATACTCAGTGACAACATGAAGCATCTGATCGACACGCTGAACGCCTATGAGCCAGACCTTCCGAATGGATTCTATTCCGTAAAAGCCCTGCAAGATAAGCTAGACTTCACGGCACAGTTCGTTCTTGAATCTCTTGCCAACGATGGATTGATACGCTGGGGCGATACGCAGCACACGGCGTTCTGGCTTCTGGAACGTGCAAGGAATTACAAGAAAATCCACAAGCTGGAAAAGATTGAACAGTGGAAAGAACGTGGGATAGGCTTTGCTTGCGGCGTTCTGACAAGCGTTGTCGCAGGTGCGATTAGCATTGTGTTGGCTGGCGTTTTCAGCTGACATTGTTTGAAACCTAGAATAAAACCGAATATTTAATTTTTGTGCAGTTGTAGGCACTCTTTACATTTTCAGGTAGGGGGTGTCTATTTTTTATGCAGCCAAAACAGTGCATTGCCATCATCGACAGCATCAAAGCGTATGCAAAGCAGAATCCGACAGAAGCACAGGTCTACGAGGACTGGTTTCAGGCGGTCGTGAACCTTAGAGACGCTCTGCCGCAAGACAAGCGGTTCGATGCCTACAAATACTCCGGCGAGCTGCGCTCTGTCTGTGCAACCATGATGGGCAAGATGAAAACAGGCGAGGACGTGGCAAAAGTCTATGACATTATCAGCCGGACGTACCTGTTTGAAGCAAAAGATGTGTTCGACAGCTATTGCATTTACCTTGAATGGAATCGTGCGCCGGAAAAGAAGTTCTATCAGCCACGAAGAAAGGTGTTAAGAACCGTTGCGAACGCCCTGCAAGACCTTGCGGATGACAGACTGGACTTGCTGGCAATCTCGATGCCCCCCGGCTGTGGTAAGACGGCTCTAGCTATTTTTTATTTGACATGGCTTGCTGGAAGAAACCCAGACGAACCGATGCTTACAGGTTCTCACTCGAACAGCTTTGTTCGTGGCGTTTATGACGAGTGCTTGCGTATATTTGACAAGGACGGAGAATATCTGTGGAATGATGTTTTCCCGGACGTTACTGTGTCGAACACCAATGCGAAGGACTGCCGAATCGACTTGGGCAAGAGAAAGCGCTTTGAAACGCTGGAATTTACGTCTATTGGCACTGGTAATGCTGGTCTGTACCGCGCGTCTACACTTCTTTACTGCGATGACCTTGTGTCTGGCATTGAGGTTGCACTTTCTAAGCCCCGTCTTGATAAGCTGTGGGAAACGTACACAACCGACCTTAGACAGCGAAAAATCGGCAATAAGTGCAAGGAATTGCACATTGCAACACGCTGGTCTGTCCATGATGTTATTGGACGATTAGAGCAAAACTACGGCGATTCCGACAGGAACAGATTCATTGTTATGCCAGCAATGAACGAAAAAGACGAATCCAACTTCGATTATGACTACGGTGTAGGATATAGCACAGAAACGCTCCGCAAGCAGCGTGAAGTTATGGATGAAATGAGTTGGAAAGCACTGTACATGAACCAGCCTGTTGAACGTGAAGGTTTGCTGTTCCCTGCTGATGAGCTGCGATATTTCAACGGCGTTCTGCCTGACGGAGAGCCCGATCGCAAGCTTATGGTCATGGATATTGCATGGGGTGGCGGTGACTTTACCGCCTGTCCTATCGCCTATGTGTATGGTGATGCCGTGTTCATTCCTGACCTTGTGTTCAATAATGGCGATAAGACCGTGACCAGACCGGAAGTCGTGGGCAAAATCATCCAGCATAAAATCAACGTGGTGCGCGGAGAAGCCAACAACGGCGGTGATGAATACTGTGACGTGGTAGACAGCCAGCTCCGGCAGCAGGGCTATCACTGCTCTGTCCGTAGCCAGCGTGCGCCAAGTGGTCAAAGCAAGCTGTCAAGAATCATCCAGTATGCGCCGGACATTAAACGGTTCTATTTCCTTGACGAAAAACACCAGCCAAAAGAGTACAAGGCGTTCATGGAACAGGTCACGATGTTCACGCAGCTTGGCAAAGTTCCGCACGATGATGCACCGGACAGTCTGGCACAGCTTGCCGATGAATTGTATAACGGAATCAGTAAAATCGAGCCTGTCAAGCGTCCATTTTGATTAAAAACACAATATATTGTGTTCGCTGGGTCTATTTATTTGATTTCACCACTTGACAAGGCTTATAATGTACACAGGAAGTTTTGCAGCTTCCTCTAAGGAATAGCCCGGCATAGCGAGGTTTTGTCATTTTTACTCGCTTTCGTGTCAATGAGCGTGTTCCTCCTTTACCGGCGAATGCTTTTCACTCTTTCCATTCGCCGGGTTTATATGTTGCGTTCCCTGCTGGCTGGGAATGTCAGAATACTCCCCCTCTTCTGGCAAGCAACGGTTCAATTCCGTTACGCAGCACAACTAACTACCTAGCTTTGCATGGACTTATTCTCCAAAACCTCCACCGCTATTCCCGGCTCTCAATGTAATGTTTAGGCATAACATTGCAAAGAGCAGCGGTTAAACAATTAAGCCGGGTTTCTATGCTGCGTTAGCTCAGGACTAGAGCACCCGACGCATTGCCGGACATACATTGGTTCAAATCCATTATGCAGCACCAAAATTGCAGCTGACCCGTTTACGTCTGTCCGACAACTGAATGCAAAGGCTGCAATGGCTTTCTCCGGGCGGAGAATAGCATGACCGGAAGTGCGAACAGTTTCCCGGTGGCTTCTGACGGATCTGTGCCAAACAGCCTGTTTCCAAAAATCCAACGAAAGGAGCGCTCATGCTAGTTAGAATCTGTTGTCCTTGTATCCGTCAAAACCCAATTTATAAGAACGTCCGCTGCAATCGCTATCTTGGCGAAGTGGACGGACGATACCATTTCAAGTGCGACAGATGCAAGGGCGTTATCGAAGGAGACACAAGGGAAGGATGGGTGAAAATTATCCATCCACCGGAAAAGTGAATAGCTTTTGAAGCGCAGTTTTGGCGCAGTGAGATAGACCTTAACAGGTTTGTCTTGCTGCGCTTTTTATTTTGCCGGAAAGGAGGAACACATGGCTAAGTATCAGATGGTCGTTGGTGGATTTTTGAATAATCCGCTGACCGGACGCAGACCGATTGAAACGCCGGAGACGGAAATCAATCGGGAGAATGTGCTGAAAGTTGTCATGGGCAAGGCAGAGCCTATTCATTTATTGAACAAGAATGAGATCCGTTTCTTGCACAACTACTACTTGGGCAGTCAGCCTGTTCTCCTCCGCACAAAGGAATACCACGCTGAAATCACCAACCGTATTGTAGAGAACCACGCCAATGAGTGCGTGGGCTTTTACACAGGCTATATGAGCGGTACGCCGTGCTCTTATGTGCGGTCTGAAACGGCAACAGGTGACGGTGAGGAAATCGCCCGGCTGTCTAATGCCTTGCAGTATGAGGGTAAGGATGCGTTTGATCGGCGGCTCTGGCAGTGGATGTTGGAGTGCGGACAGGGATACCGCATTGTTCTTCCTGACAAGGGGTATGGCGGAAACTACCCGGACGAAACACCCCTGCTGGTGGACGTTCCTGACCCGGACATGGCGTATGTGATTTACAACTCCGGCATCGGTCACAAGCCGATTGCCAACGTGCTGCACATCCCACGCAATTATCAGAATGACCTGAACGACCTGATTTGCGTGTATACGCCAAACCAGTACTTTGAAATCGACAACGGCAAGGTTACGAAAACAGAGAACCATTCCCTTGGAATGCTGCCGATGATCGAATATAAGCTCAACCCGGAGCGCATGGGTCTGTTTGAACCGGCTATTCCTGTGTTGGATGCCATCAACGACCTTGAAAGCAACCGTCTGGACGGTGTAGCGCAGTTCATCCAGTCCATCATGGTGTTTACGAACTGTCTTGTGGACGAGGATGCGCTTAACAAGGTCAAGGAACTGGGCGCAATGTGCCTGAAGTCCACCTCTGGTCTGCCCGCATCTGTCTCACAGATTGCAAACGAGCTTGACCAGCAGCAGAGCCAAACTCTGCTTGATTCCATGTTGAACGTGTACCGCAGCTTGACTGCCATGCCCAGTGCCACCGGCAGCGAGAATGCAACGTCCGACAACGTGGGCGCAGTCATCGTTCGAAACGGCTGGAATCACACCGAAGCAAGAGCGCAGCAGTACGAGAATATGTTCAAGTTCTCGGAGCGCCAAAGCCTGTCTGTGATGCTGAAAATCCTGCGCGACACGGTTGGCTCTAAGCTGATGGCAAGCGACATCAACATCAAGCTGCCCCGCCGTCAGTACGATAACCAGCAGAGCAAGGTTCAGATTTTCGCACAGATGTTGCAGCAGACCATTGACCCGCAGTTGGCGTTTACAACGCCCGGTCTGTTCCCTGACCCGCAGGCTGCTTATGAAATGAGCAAGCCCTTCCTGATTGCCGCTGGCAAGCTGGGTGAGGATGGCAAAGCTCCGAAACCGCAGGAGCAACAGCCTGAACAAGTTGTTGAAGCCAACAAAACATCGGACGAACAGTCTGATAGCATCAATAAAGAAACAGAGGGCGAATAGCCCTTTGCATATTCCGGCAGGGAAGTCGGGATACAAATTTCGCAGCGTTGCAGGGAAGCAACGGTAAAAAAACGCAGGAGGAAATTAACGATATGAAACTCAATGTGTTGCTTGGTGATGCCTACAAAGAGGGCATGACCGCCGATGAAATCATTTCTGCGCTGGAAAAGGTTGCAGACCCTAACGCAGAGGTCGAGAAACTGCGCAACGCCGTGACGAAAGCCAATGGCGAAGCCGCCGAGTATAAGAAGCAGCTCAAAGCAAAGCGTACCGATGACGAGAACGCCGCACAGGAACAGGCTGACAAGCTGGCAGAGATGCAGAAGCAGATTGAAGCTCTGACTGCCGACAAGGAGAATCTCGTCAAGGAAAAGACCCTTGCATCTTACCGTGAGAAGTTCGTTGCACAAGGTTATGATGCTGAACTGGCTGGCAAGGCTGCGTCTGCACTGGCTGATGGTGACATGGACAAGGTGTTTAAGTTCCAGTCGGAGTTTATGACCGCCCATGACACCGCATATAAGGCTTCCCTGCTGAAGGATATGCCTACGCCTCCGGGTGCGGATGGCAATGGTAACAGCGCAGATAGCGCAGGCGTTGCCTTTGCTAAACGCTTCGCACAGGAGCGTGCAGACGCAAACAAGGCATCGAGTGACGCAATGACTGCTTTCCATTAAGGAGGAAAACATGAAGTACACCAATACTCCGGTATCGGCTCCTGAAAGCACTATTCTGGCTGCTGATACCTACGTTGCCATTCCCTTTACCGTCAAGGAAACCAATGCCGTTCCGGCTGGTTATCCCATGGCAAAGACTGGCCTGAAAGCTGCTGCCACTACTGGCACCGGCGTTGCTGATGCAGCTACAGATGCCATTGGCATTCTGCTGCACACTGTTGACCCTGCCGTCAACCCCAATGGCGCGCTGCTGATTCAGGGCGTTATTGATGTGGACAAGGCAAAGCTGTCCGGCTTTACCTATTCTGCAAACGATATTGCCGCTCTGAAAAAGGCTGTTCCTGCCGTTTTCTGCCGTACTGATGTTGGCGCAAAGAGCGAGTAAGGAGGACTGAAATATGGCACTGAATCTGAATGAAATCTTCTCCCCCGCTGCGATTGCCGCCTATTGGACGAACGACCCGACCAATGCGCAGCCCTATGCTTCCGATGCCCTGTTCCCTGCCCGTAAGAAAGTCAGCATGGAACTGAAGTGGCTGCGTGGTCACAAGGGCGTTGGCGTTTCGCTGAAGCCTAGCGTGTTTGACACTAAGGCTACGTTCCGTACTCGTCAGGGCATCAAAATGACCGAGACCAGTATGCCGTTCTTCCGTGAGGGCACTCACATTGACGAGGAAGACCGCCGCAAGATTATCTCTGTTCTGGCTACCAATCAGGAGTTTGCGGCAGACGTTATCAATCGTGTCTACGATGATACCGCACAGCTTATCACTGGCGCACGCATCGTTCCTGAGCGTATGGTTTGGCAGCTTCTGGCTCCCAAGACTGGCAAGCCCGGCATCTCTATTGAGTCCAACGGCGTGAGTTACGTCTACGATTATGACCCGGACGGCACTTGGCAGCAGTCCAATTACAAGGCTTTGACCACTAAGGAGAAGTGGGACGCTCCTACCACTGCAACCCCCATCGCCACGATGACCACTGCCGCAAACACCGTGCTGGCAAACACTGGTGAGATTATCACCGATGCCTACATGAACACCAACACTTTCCACAAGATGATTGCTGCGGATGAAATCAAGAACCGGTTCCTGACGGTTATGAAAACCGCCACCGCCGTTCTTGTCGATTCCGAGGCACGTTCTGTTGTCGAAAGCGCATCTGGCATCCGCATTCATCTGTACGACAAGATGTACAAGCCGGAGGAAACCGCAGCTGCTGAGAAGTATCTGCCTGATGGCTATGTCGTGCTGGCTCCTTCTGGCTCTCTGGGCAATATGTACTATGTTGCCACCCCTGAGGAAGCCGACCTGATGGCTGGCATCTCCAACGCACAGGTTTCCGTTGTGAATACTGGCGTTGCTGTTACCACCGAGCAGACCGTGCATCCTGTCAACACCAACATTTACGTCTCTGAAATCGTCCTGCCGTCCTTTGAGCGCATGGACGCTGTGTACTGCATCAAGGCTTACTAAGGCGAAAGGAGGAAAGCAGCATGGGAGACCAGTATTCTGAAGCGGCAGCCAAGCTGGGGCAGTACATCGCCCCTGCACTTGACCGTGAAATCACGGACGAGGACTACCCACTTTTCGACCTGCTGCTTGATTTTGCCAAAGACAAGATATTTGCACAGGGCTACCCCTTCGGCAACAGACCGGACGAGCTGCCCTTGCAGTATCAGTCGTTGCAGATACGCATTGCAGCGGAACTGTACAACCACATCGGCGCAAACGGACAGACGAGCTATACCAACAATGGTATCACTCGTGTGTGGGAATCGTCCGATGTGGCGCAGTCCCTGCTTAACGAAGTGGTTCCGAGAGTAGGTGTTATCGGCTGATGTTCAATGGAAGCCCGCTGGACAAGCGCCCGCTGTGGTATTCAAACCCCATCGGCGAGAAAACGCCTGTTGTTGACGAGTGGGGAAACGAGACTGGCGAATCCGCATACGAATCGTGGAGTGACCCTGCAAAGCTGATGTTGAACGTCAGCCCGCCTACTGGTTCTGCGGAAGCAAACCCTTTTGGAGCGTTCACGGATTACAGCTACGTTGTCAGTTCGTCGAGCAAAAAGCGCAACACACCGCTTTACGAAGGTACACACGTCTGGTTTCAGACGGACGTTTCAAAGCCCTTCAATTACACTGTGGTCAAGGTCGCAGAGCATATTACAGACACGCTGTATGCGCTGAAAGAGGTGGCTGCGAGTGAAAATTAAAGTGAGGCTGAGCGATGCCGGACTTCGTGATGCGGAACGTCAGATACGGGAGTACGAGACCACCCTGAACAAAAAGGCGCAAGAGTTTGCAAAGTCGTTGGCTGACAAAGGGCTTGATGTAGCGAAAGTTCGCTTTGCAAATGCAGAATATGCCGGTAGCAACGATGTCTCTTGTCGTGTTGAGCAGAACGGAAACATTTGCACCATCATTGCAGAGGGCAAGTCAGTCGCCTTTATCGAGTTTGGTACCGGTGCACATCACAACGGATATGGCGGCGAACTGCCGCCCGGTGTTGGTGTGCATGGCTCCTATGGTCAAGGCAAGGGTGCTGGCAGACGTTGGTACTACTACGGTGACCCCGGTAATGCCGGAACCTATGTGGATACCGTTCCCGGCAAGGGACAGTTGAATTACACCAGCGGTAACGAACCAGCTATGGCTATGTGGGGAGCTGTTGAAGAAATGGCTTCTCAGGTAGAAGCAACGTGGAGGGAGGTTTGGAATAGTTGATTGATTATTTCAATTCTATCTTTACAGCTGTTGCTAAGGAACTGCGAAAGCAAGTGCCTGGTATCTTCGTCACTGGCGAAATCAATGACAGCAACGTCAAAAAGTTTCCATGTGTGCAGATAGAGGAAAACAGCAATCTCCCGGTTCATCGTGATTCTGCCAGCCGAAGCAAGTACGCCGCCGTTTCCTTGCGTGTGCGTGTCTACTCTAACAAAACAAGCGGACGCATTGCAGAAGCTCGTTCCGTCGTTGGAATCGTGGATTCTGTATTGGAACCGCTCAATTTTTATCGCAAATCGTTTGCCCCGTTGAATGGGCTGTACAACAATTCCGTCTATCGGATTGATTGCAGCTACGGAGCAACAATCGGAGAGGACGGAATGATTTACCGAAACTAAGGAGGTAAACATTCTATGAGTACTGCTATCTCCGGTTTGAATACCACCCTGTATTGTGGTGCTACCGAGTCTGCATTGACGAAGTTGTGTGACATCAAGGATGTCCCGGATATGATTTCCGATCCGAACCTTCTGGATGCCACCACCCTGTCTGATCCGATGCAGAAGCAGATTTTTGGTATTAACCAGTCCGATATTAAGGCGTTTACCGCAAACTACAACAAGGAAGATTACGAATCGGTTCAGAAAGCTGGCTACGATGAATCTGCCGAAGAGAACCCCGACAAGTACTATGCAATTAAGATGCAGGACGGCTCCGGCTTCACTTGGCAGGGTATGCATCAAGTTGGTCTGTCCGGCTTTGGCGTGGATGAGGTTGTGGAAATGACCATCAACTGCATTTTCCACACCAAGCCGAAGTTCGTTAAGGCGCTGACCATCAACGGCGGCTAAACCGCAAAAATCGAATCAATCAAACCGGGCAGAACTGAACATCGGATTTGGTTCTGCCCCTATTTATAAAGGAGAGCATTTATTATGGCTGCAAAGGTTATCAATTATCATTCCCCTGATGGCAAGAACACTTATGAGCTGACTTTCACCCGTGACAGCGTGGAAGCCGCCGAACGTGCAGGCTTTCAGATTGGCCAGTACGCTCAGATGATTAATCTGCTGTCCAACTCCCGTGCTCTGTTCTACGGCGCTTTCATTGCACGGAACAAGGGCATCAAGCGCAAGGACGTTGACGAGATGTTCCAGCATACCGAGGAGAGGGAAGAGCTGATGGGCATTTTGCTTGAGATGTTTATGGACGCTTCCAAGTCCCTGCTGGCAACTGATACTGAGGACAAGACCGCAAAAAACGCAACGTGGGAGATTGTGTAACCGCACAATCTCAAGAAACAGACGGAGAGGAAGAGCCATTCTCCTTCTCCAAGCTGTTCCACGATGTAGAAGCCTATTACATCTCCATCGGCATGACCTATGACCAGTTCTGGCACGGCGATGTCTGGCTGGCAAAGGTATACCGTGATGCAGAGGAGTTGCGTGAGCGCAGAGCCAACGCAGAAGCATGGAGAAACGGCTTTTACATGGCATCTGCGCTTTCCTCTACAGTTGGCAATATGTTCCGAAAGAAAGGGTCTAAGCCTATCAAGTACATGGATAGACCGATTCCCCTTACTCAAAAGGAGAAAGAAGAGTATGAATACCAACGCGCAGTTGAGGCGCAGGAGCGAATCAAGAGAATGATGTTCTCTATGATGGAAAGTGATGGTGGTAGTGATGGCTGATGTTGATATTACGAGCTTATCCGTAGAGATTTCTGCGGAATCGCAGGGCGCAGAGCTTAATATCGACAAGCTCGCTGCCGCCATTTCTAATTTGCGGACGAAAGGCAACGTCACAAAGGTTGTGAACAGCCTTGACAAACTGGCTACTTCTATTGCAACGCTGAAACAGGCATCCGCTGGAATGTCTGGGCTGGACAAAATTACCAGCTTTCTGAATGGACTTTCCAACGTCAACACGACCGCAAGCGCAAAGAGCATCAACACGGCCGTGAATGCAATCAAAAAGATTCCTGCGGCTGTGTCTGGCTTAAACGGCGTGGATTTTTACTCCATGTCTGGAAGCATTACTCAGCTCACTAACGCTTTGGCTCCGCTGTCCATTCTGGACGCATCGAACCTTAAAGCTCTTGGTAGCGCTTTCAATGCGATTGGGAAGGTTCCTGACCTAACCGATAAGCTGAAAGCCACCGACCTCGATTCTTTTGCAAGTTCTTGCCAGAAGATTTCCGTCGCCCTTACTCCCCTTGCATCTCAGCTCGACAAGGTGGGCAATGCTTTTGCAAAGCTCCCTCCGCAGTTGAGCAAAGTGGTCACACAGGCAAACCGCGTGACCGCAGCCAACGAAAAGCAGCGTAAGAGCTATCTCAGTCTGTCCAATCAGATGAACGGCTTTATGCGAAACATGGCAAAGTTGGTTTCGTTGAAAGCAATTGCTGATTATCTTGGCAACGCTGTTGCAAAGTTCAATGACTTCTACGAAGCGGCTAATATGTTTGGCGTATCGATGGGTGACATGACAAACGAAGCAAGCGGTTTCATTGACAAGATGGAACAATTGCTTGGAATCGACCCGTCAGAAGCCATGAACGCTATGGCGAACATTTATAGCATGACAAAGAGTTTCGGACTTGCAAAAGAGCAAGCATATACTTTGTCTAAAAGCCTTACCCAGTTAGGCTATGACCTTTCTTCGCTGAAAAATATTCCTATTTCGCAAGCGTTTACGAAGATTCGTTCGGCTATGGCTGGCGAACTTGAGCCAATGCTTCAGCTTGGCGTTGATATTTCTCAAGCGAGACTTCAGCAAGAACTTCTTGCGCTTGGCTTTAATAAACAGGTTTCCACGCTTTCTCAGGCAGATAAAGCTACCTTGAGATACATTGCAATTTTGAAGCAGACCACCGATGCACAGGGCGATTTTGCTCGAACGCTCTCCAGCCCTGCGAATATGATTCGCATTCTGAAAGCACAGTTGTCTGGTCTTGCGCGAGATGTTGGTTCTTTGCTTTACCCTGCCATGAAATCCATTCTCCCTCCTCTGATTGCGGCAGTTGAACTTATCCGGGAGTTCGTTCAGTGGGTGGCAAAGCTGATGGGCGTAAAAGTCGTGCTCACTGACTTTGCCAAAAGTGCTGACAGTGTTGGCGGCATCGGTGACGCAATGGACGAAACAACCGATTCGACAAAGAAAGCCGCCAAAGCCCTCAAGAACTACACGATGGGTTTTGATGAACTGAATATCATTGACCCAACACAGGGAAGTTCTGGTTCTGGCAGCGGTGCATCTGCTGGCAACATCTTGGGCGATGTAGACCTGTCCGGCTACGATATGTTCAAGCAGTACAATGAAGAGTTTGCAAAGCAGATTGACGCTATAAAGCAGAAAATCAAGGCTATGCTTCCTCTTATAGCGACTGTAGCAACCGCTCTTGCCGCTTGGAAGCTCACAAATCTTATTACGGATATTGTAGACGCTATCTCCAAAATGAATGCACTGAAATCCATTGTTTTGGGTCTTGGCGTTTTTACAGTAGGTGTCGTTCTTGAAATTACAGGCATTAAAGATGCGATTGAAAATGGCGTAAATGGGAAAAATTTCGCTGAAATTGTTCTTGGTGCTTTGATTGGAACTACAGGCGCAGCCATTCTCGGTAAAGGAATTGCTCAGTTTATCGTAACCGGATTTGGTAATACTGCTGTTGGAGCGGCCATTAAAGCGGCTGGCGGCTCTACTGCTGGCGCGATTATTGGAGCAGCAGTTGGCGGAGTAGTAACCGGCATACCTATGTTTGTAACGGGTGTTTACGATGCTGTCAAAAATGGCTTAAACACGTTAAACGGAATTTTGATTCCGCTTGGCTCAACAATGGCTGGTGCAGGTATTGGTGCAATTATCGGCTCTCTTGGCGGCCCGATTGGTACAGGCATCGGTACACTGATTGGTTTGATTGTTGGCGGTCTGACCGATGTCGGGATTGCGATTTATCAAAACTGGGACAAAATTACAGAATCTCTCGACAAGGCAAGCGAGAGCTTAAAAAACTGGTTTGTCGGCGTTGGCGAGTGGTGGGATGAAAAGTGGGAAGGCTTTAAGACCAATTTTCAGACCGCGTGGGAAAGCCTTCCCGGGTTTGTGCAGCATCCCATTCAAGCACTCGACCAAGCCAGCGCAGGGCTGAAGCAGTGGTTTGTTGGCGTTGGCGAGTGGTGGAACCAGAAGTGGGCCGGATTCAAAGAGAACTGGGACAAGGCTTGGAACAGTTTGGTTGATACAATCAAAAATCTCCCTGCAAAATTTTTGGACTATGGCAAAAACATCGTTCAGGGCTTGATCGATGGTATCAACAAAGGCATTGAGAATGCAAAGAAAAGTGTTGGTGGACTTGCCAAAGCTATCATTGACAAGTTCACGACCGATACTGAAATTCACTCTCCCTCCGCTCTATTTGAACGCTTTGGTGAATTTATCGATCAAGGTCTTGCAAACGGTATCACTGCAGCACTTCCTTACGTCGAACAAGCTATGACCAATCTGGCAAACGTTGTTCAGCAGAAGGGCAACGAAATGATTGACTATGGCACGACCACCGCAACGAATTTTGTTAATGGTTTCTTCAACGGTCTGGACAGCAAGTGGCAGGAACTTGACTCCGGCTTGCAGAGCGACTTCTTCGGCACAGTGCAGACCTTCATTCAGGCCGCGCAGAGTGGCGACTGGAAAACGGTCGGCACTACCATTGCCGCTGGCATTTGGGGCGCTATAGGCGATGAGCAGCGTAAACGCGTCAAGTCCGTTGCAAGCGATTTGCTTGGCAGACTGAGCAAAGAATTGAAAAACCAAGCTTCTTCTCTGCTGAATACAGCCGCTACCATTGGCAAGAATCTGGTGAGCGCACTGACTCAGAATTTTGGCGCTGCCACACAAAATACAGCAAAGATGGTCGAGAACATTACCAGCGTGTTCACTAAATCGAAGACTCCGCTCTCGGCCGCAGCGCTTGCAATCAGTAAAGGCTTGTCTGGTGGCTTACTGAGCCAGTTCCCGAAGATGCTTGCTGGCGTAGCTGGTTTGATTACCACGATTGGCGGCGCTTTTACCGCCATGCTGGAAGCAATCGGTGGCACGTTGTCCGTGCTTGGCATTCCTACCGGCTTTGCAATGGTTGCTGGTGGCGTGGCGATTGCCGCTGCTATCGCAGGCATTATTGGCAGTATCAGCCGTTCTAACTATAGCGACAGCTCTCAGTATGCTGGCACATCCAGCTATGACTCTACCTATGGGTCTGGCTCGTATAGTGGCACCTATTCTGCCGCAAGTGGAAACTCCGAAGAGATGAGAGATGCTGTGTACAACGGCTGCTACAATGCATTTCTTGACATCTGGCAGCGGTACGGAGAAGCAATCTCCGATGGCAGAGATGTGAAAGTGTACCTCGATGGCAAGCAGCTCACCGCTTCCGTTGAAAAAACGCAGAAAGAACGTGGCATGTCCATTATGGGTACCGAAGTTTACTCTTACTAAGAAAGGATGGTTCAGATGGCCAATATTCCTGCACTGGTTACGGTGAATGGCGTAGAGCTGCCGGAACCCTCCTCTTATGAGGGAACGACTAGCACAATCGTGGACTCTGGGCGAAATGTTCAGGGTAAAGTTGTTGGCGCTGTCGTGCGACATGACGTAGCAAAAGTCTCCATGTCATGGAACTACCTCACTGCGCGGCAGTGGGCCGACATCTTGAGCCTCTTCACTACAAATTTTTACTGCACCGTTAAATTCTATAACCAAACTACAGCCGGTTATTCCACCCGTCAGATGTATGTCTCCGACCGCACCGGCGGCATGTGGCGTAGAGGACCGAAAACCGGTGGCGTGATGGGATGGACAGGGTGCAAGCTTTCTCTTGTGGAGGTATGACACATGGTTGAAGTCTCCGATAGGTGGAAAGAAAAATTTAACGAAACGCTCGTCCCGGAATCTTTTGTAGAGATTACCTGCGGAATCACTGAGCCGGGTATCAATAAAAAAGCTACCATCGTCACGTCATCGGCAGCCCCGTTCTCCACCTTTCACAATATTGCACTTTCTGATAACGCTTCCATTTCGAGGTATTCCACAGGAGAGCCCAATCTCACTGTTCTTGATGGAAGCTGTGGCATCGTTCCTTCTTCTTCTCCGTATGGAACTACTGGTTTTTTGAGCGCCGAGATTTTTGACGATTCAAACCATCCTGTTATCCGGCTTGAACTTCCAAGTGAAAACAAGTCTTCCGTTCCCGGCGTTTCAATTTGCTGGTCTACAGTATTCGGGGAGTACGCTACGGACTTTTCGGTCAGTGCATACCTTGGAACTAGCAAGCTAAAAACTGTGACCGTAAATGGAAACAAATCGGTCCGTTCTGATGTTGAGGTTGAACTTTCAGGGTTTGATGCCGTAGAGATTGAAGTTCTAAAGTGGTGTCTCCCCGACCGAAGAGTAAGGGTTGAGCAAGTGAAAATCGGAAGGTATCTGGTGTTTGACAAGACCAAAATCTTGTCCTACAGTCATTCTTCTGCAAGAGACCCTATCTCCGGGCAGCTTTCTCAGGAGTCGATTTCTTTTAGTTTGGATAACAGTGACCGTACATGGGACTCCGTAAACCCTCAAGGAATTTACAAATACATCTATGAGCGCCAGCCTGTCACTGTTCGTTATGGAATGGATGTTGACGGAAAGACTGAATGGGTGAGCGGAGGGATGTTTTTCCTGTCGGAGTGGAGCGTCCCTGCCAACAGTATTGAGGCGTCCTTTCAGGCGCGAGACGCTTTCCTGTATCTATCCAGCACGAAGTACACCGGAAGAAAATACGGCACGCTCTATGAGATGTGCTACGATGCCTTGGAGCTGTTGGAAGCGGATGAAATTACCTTCGATATTTCGGATGAACTGAAAGATTACTCCACCGACATTACAAGCGATGAGTCTACTTATCACAATTCCGATATTTTGCAGCTTGCGGCAAACGCTGCTGGAATGGCTTTGTACCAGACTCGTGATGGCGTGATAAAAATTAACAGAGTCTACGGAGCCGATACCTCCAATCCCGTGTTGGACATTCCAGTACTGAACAATTATTCTTGGCCGGAAATCACCTTTGCCCAGAATATGCTTAACGTAGTGACCACCGTAGGAAATGCCACCTACGCTTATCCTGAAAATCCTTCGGGCAAAGGCGTGAGCCAGACTCTGAGCAATGTTATGCTCACAAAGGACATCCTTGCAAAATCCAGGAATGCCCTTACAGAGTCTTATGGAGTCCTTTCCAACCGCCGCAAGGCTTCTCTCACATATCGGGCAAGCCCTACTATTGACGCCCTTGATATGGTAAAGATTCACCATCAGTTCAATTACGATGCTGTCTTGCTGGCGACCAATGTAAAGTACACTTTCAATGGGTGTTTCAAAGGTACTGTAGAGGGGTACATGATGGCAGATGCTCAGGCTATGTCTCTTGACCATACCAGCGAACAGCTCGATTGGGGCGAGTCCGTTATTTTGTCTGCCACCCTCTCCCCTGCTTCTATTGACTCTCCTAAAATCAACTGGGCAGCTTCTCCTGAAGGAATCGTCTCCCTTCACGTTCTGACGAATGCAGAAGGAAAATCCACCTGCCAAGTCAAGTGGAATTCTCCGGGCAAGGCTGTTGTCACAGCTTCAGCAGGCGGCGTCTCCGCAGAATGTTCCTTCGCTACGGCGTCGTACAATCTGTTTGATGTTGCGGAGGGCAGCACCGTTCTTATGAATGAGGGTGGCAACGTGGCCGAGTTCATCGTTGCAAAGCATGACTACGAAAGCGAGCTGAATGGAGCCGGGCGAACTCTTCTGGTTCGAAAACACTACGCGGCTATCATGGCTTGGAGCTCTACATGGTCTACTTACGCCAGCAGCAGCGTAAACAGCTGGCTCAACGGAGAGTACTTCAACTCGTTCAGCTCCGCCCAGAAGCAAGCTATCGACAAGACGACTATCTATTATACTCCCGGTTTTTCTGACTCTTATTGCAATTCTGGCAGTAGCAAAGTGACTACGATGGCAAAAAGCATTTTTCTGCTTTCTCACCACGAGTTTGGATACGACACGGAAGGCTCTGATGCTCCGAATTGGACAACTAGCAGCCCGAGCTATAAGCACAACGAGGGCACTCCCCTGCAAAATGCATCTGGAATCCTGAAAACGATGCTTGCCTCTGACATGGAGGGCTCCAGCAGAGGACGATCTATTTGGACGAGAACTCCTTACCTGTACTCGCTTCAGATGCTTCGTGATATTGCTGGCACAAGTTCAAGCGCCAACAAGTACTGGCGGCCTCTGTTGGTCAGCAAACTTGTAAATGCATACGCCGTGTATGATTCTACGTTACAAGTGAATACCAATGCAGAGACGATTTCTTACGCTACGAATGACGATTCCCCCCGTAAGTATGATAATGTTGTTCACCCTGCATTTACCGTCCCGAAGTCTCTTGCTATTGACGCTGACGGCAAACTGATTTTTTAAGAGGTGAAGTATGGCAACATGGATAACCGACCGAACGCAGGCGGATATAGACCGGGTCAAAGAGCTGACCGCAAAGGCCAGAACCGGCACATGGACAGAAGAGGAGCAGCGAGAATGGGCTTCCGGAATGAAGGGCGCTCTGAGCTATACGGATTACAACCGCATTGAAAACGGAATCAAAGAACTCGCCGAAATCGTTGGCGCACTTTATTCTGCAAGGATTGTACAGCAAAACATTCAAGTTATTACTGCGAAAAATGAAAGCGGCGACATTCCTGCGTGGGACACTTATCCCGCCAAGTATGAGTTCTTCATGCCGCTGACGGCCAAGAAAGCGGGCCTGCTGCTCCGCTCGCTGGAATTCCGTGTCAAGGGCTATGTGCCGGGCACGATGCGCACCGTTCTGCGCAAGTACGGCTCCACGACCGCCCTAGTGGATAAGTTCATCGACATTATCCGCGGCTACAACGACGTGGTGTTGGACATGGGCGATTTCCCGCTGGAAAAGGGTGTCGAATACCAGCTCTATTTCGCCGCCTCCAACAACTTCTACCCGCCCTCTGTCGAGCCCTCATGGGTCGTCGCAAACGACTACGTCAACATTACAAATGGAAGCGCCTATTACGGCGACGACAGCAAGCTTATTTTTTCAGGAACAATCGGTTTAACCGTACCTGTGGAAGCTGGTTGGACAATCAATGATTATCTGACCATTGCGGATGCCACTCGGTGGATTGATAACGTGAAAGCCATTCGTTCCAAATGCAGCGGCAAAAGTTCTACCCCGGGAGTTCCCGAGGCGCTGAGTTATCATTTTGCGGTTATCAACCAAGTAGAAAAAGTTTTGTCTGACATTGAAGCGATGGCAAAGGATCATTTACTTTATTGTTCAGATACAATATGCGGAGGTGAACCCTATTATGCATTTTGTTGACCGAAAAGCAAAATATCCCGGGCGTTGGACTATGATGAAATCTGACGGCACATCAGAAATCGTCACTTTGATTCGTAATGATGAACCTGTTGTCGATGGTACTCCAATGAACGCCGACACCCTCAACACTCTGAGTGATGTTGCAGGGGCTGACATTGCAAAGGAAAAGGCAGAAGCCGCCGCAACCGTTGCGTCAACCGCAAAAGACGCTGCTGAATTAGCCGCAAACTCTTCGGAAAAAAGCAAAGACGCTGCGGCGAAGAGTGAAGCTGCGGCGAAGCAGTATGCGGACAATGCAGCGGCTATCGTAAGTACCGACCCCACCCTTACCATCTCGGGCGCACCCGCAGACGCCAAAGCCGTGGGCGACCGCATCAACGCTATCAAAATCGAGACCGACAAGACCCTCACCATCTCCGGCGCGGCGGCGGACGCTGCGGCTGTAGGCAGCATCGTGCTGCCCCGGGTGGTGGTGCAGACCGAGGCAGGCAGCTCCATCGTCCTCTCGGACGGAGAGAAAGACGTGAGCGGCGTGGCTGCGGACGGCAGCTTTTCTGCGGCCCTGCCCCACGACGGAGAGTGGACCGTCACCGCCACGCTCGGCACCGGCGCGGCCACGGAGACGGTGCAGGCGGAGTATTGCCGCACCAAGACCCTGACTCTGACCTACTACACCCTGACCGTGACGGTCAAGGCGGGCAGCGCCATCACAGCCAGCTGCGGGGACAAGACCGTGACCGGCACGGTGCCGGAGAGCGGCAGCATCAAGCTGTATCTGCCCATCGCTGGCACGTGGACGGTAACGGCCACGTTGGGCGACGAAACCACTACCGCCACCGTAGAGGTCACCGAGTACAGGGACTATCCCCTTGAGCTGGCCCATGTCCACATCTACGGCGCAAGCTGGGATGGCACCAGTACCACCAAGTGGAGCCGCACCGACGAGGCAGCGGAGTTTACTGACCCTGTGCCGTATGTTGCGGGCGCAAAGAGCTACGGCAGTCCTTTTGATGACCGTCTGCCGTGGAGCGGCATGGTGGTCAGCGAGCGCACCGGCGGCACGATGGTAGCCATCCCCAAGTTTTGGTACAAGCTGACCCAAAACGGCAGGGGAATGACCATCCAAATCGCCGACCGCGCGGTGGAGGGCTACAGCGTCAGCCCTGCCCACATGGACAGAGGCGACGGTCACGGTGAGCGGGACGTGGTGTACGTTGGCCGGTATCACTGTGCCAGCGGCTACAAGAGCAAGACCGGCAGCCTCCCGCTGACAAGCATGACCCGCTCCGTTGCCCGGGCGAACATCCACGGCCTCGGCTCTGCCATCTGGCAGTGCGATTTTGCTATGAGGTTTACGCTCTGGCTGCTGTACATCGTCGAGTTTGCCGATTGGAACAGTCAGGCAAAAATCGGCTATGGATGCAGTCCGAACAGCAACACCTTTACGATGGGCTATACCGACTCAATGCCGTACCACACCGGCACCGATCGGAGCAGCCGGGCTACCTACGGCGGCACGCAGTACCGCAACATCGAGGGCCTGTGGGATAACGTGTTGGACTGGTGCGATGGCTGCTACTACAACAGCAACGGCCTGAACATCATCCTGAATCCCTCCGAGTTCAGCGACAGCAGCAATGGCACGGCGGTCGGCGTTCCGTCCAGTGGCTGGCCGTCCGCATTCAGAGTCAAGACAAACGGCGGCTTCCCGATGTTTATCCCCACATCCGCGTCCGGTAATGACGCAACGTACTCGTGCGATTACTGGAACTTCATCTCGTCGTACCCGTGCCTCTACGTCGGTGGTTACTGTAGCCACGGCTCCAACTATGGTTTGTTCCACGTCAACTGCAGCAGCACGTCGAACGTCAACGGGTACATCGGCTGCCGCCTCCAGGAACTCCCCAACGGGGGAGTCTGAGGGGGCCGCAGCCCCCGCAGATAACCGCGCCGTAAGGCGCTGAACTTTATATGGGACTGTCTGTGCATTGCCGGTGTTTTTTGTTCCCGGGTGTCGGGCGATTGCTGGTGCTTCGGCTCGTCGTGCCCGTGCCTCTGCGTCGGTGGTGGCTATGGCCGCAACTCCGGCTATGGTTTGTTCTGCGTCGGGTGCGGCGGCGCGGCGGGCGCCGGCGGGGGCGTCGGCTGCCGCTTCCTTTTTGATATTTCCAACCTCACAGATTCTTGGCACAGACAGCCGCACACCTCATGGTGAAGATAGGCATTTTGGGAGCAGGCTAGTACACTCCGCAGGGAGCGATGGAAAGCCTGCACAGCTAAAAGGAGGTATCCCGATGAAAAGGGCTGGAAAGCTCTTTGATACGCTAATATCAGATGATAATTTGTTGCTTGCCATTGATGAAGTCAACCGCACCCACCATTGGTGCAAGGGCCACCGCCCCAACACCTGCACGGCGTGGGTGGAAGAAACCAAAGCGGAGCGGGTGAAAGACCTGCGCCGTATGCTCATCAAGGGCTTTGAGCCGAAACCGCCCCATGCCTCCCAGCGCTGGGATACCAGCGCCCGGAAGTGGCGAACCATCAGCGAACCGGCGCAGTGGCCGGACCAGTATGTGCATCACGCCCTCATTCAGGCGCTGCAGCCGAAGATGATGCAGGGCATGGATTTTTACTGCTGCGGAAGCATCCGGGGCCGGGGAACGGAGCGGAAGAAGAAAGCGATCGAGCGCTGGCTGAAGTATGACCGAAAGGGTACGAAGTACGAGTTTTGCGGGGACATCCGGCATTTTTACGAGAGCCTGACCCCGGAAGTGGTGATGGCGAGAATGCGCCAGCTCTACAAAGACCGCCGCGTCCTTGACCTCATCGAGCGCATCATCCGCAACGGCATCCAACTTGGAACCTACACGTCTCAGTGGCTTGCCAACGCTGTGCTGCAGCCCCTTGACCGGCTCATCCGGGAGAGCGGCTATTGCAAGCACTACGCCCGGTACATGGACAACATGACGGCATTCGGCCCAAACAAGCGAAAGCTGCGGAAGCTCCGTATCCTTGTGGAGGACTGGCTGAACGCTCACGACCTGAAGCTCAAGGGCGACTGGCAGGTGTTCCCGGTGGCAAAGAGGCAGCGCAAAGTGCCGCTGGCCCCGCCCCGGCGTGGCTATGAGCGCACCAAAGGCCGTCTGCCGGATGCCGTAGGCTATCGCTACGGCAGAGGGTACACCATCCCGCGCAAGCGGAATCTGCTGCACATCAAGCGGGCGCTGGCACGGTATCGCAAGCGCAGGCGGAAGGGCAAGCCCATCGCACCCAGAGCGGCGGCAAGCCTGCTCTCGCGCCTCGGGCAGCTCCGGCACTGCAACAATTATCATCTCTATCAATGGCTGTTTCGGGGAGAGCGCATCGTGCGCGACCTGAAGCACGTCGTCCGAGAGCATCGGAGAAAGGAGAACCTGACGTGGACTATGTTTTTGGCACAGAGGGCGGCGCTGAAGTCCTCAAGACCATCGGCGACGCTCACACCGGTCTGACCGGCTACCACCAGCTTGAGCGGGAGTATCCCGACCAGACCATCACCGACAGCTTCCGTGTCGTCCGCAAGCTGCGCAGCGCGGAGGACGCGGAGGGGCGCTGCTATGACTGGTACGAGATCGACCGCCACTACCGGATGACCGACAAGACCGGACCCGTGGCGGAGCAGCTGGCAAAGACTGCCGCAGAGATGGAGGACGCCCTGTGCGAGCAGGATATGGAATCACAGGAGCGGCTGGCGACTATCGAGGACTCGCTGTGCGAGCTGGATGCCGCCGTCAACAAATAAGGAGGACATCAAAATGGACAAAATCTGGGCAAACAGACTGGTCGCAGGGACCAAGACCTGGGCAGAGATGCCCACGAGCCGCCGCACCGGGGTCAAGCGGGAGCTGGTCAAACGGGTAGCCGACGGTGAGATCAGTGAAGAGCGGTATAAGGAGATCACGGGGGAGGACTACAATGGGTAAGCTGCTGGAACTGCTGGAAAAGTTGGTGCGGGCTATCTTTGGCCCGGGGGACGAGCGGGACACCGGCGAATCTGAGCCTGCGCCCCAAGCCCCCAAGGCAGAGGCTGTCACCGGCTGGCAGGGCGGTCCCCCCTATCGCTTTGTGGACGTGAGCCGGTATCAGGGTCTTATCGACTGGGCGCAGGTGGCTGCGGCGGGCTACAAGGGGGCAATGCTCAAGACCGTGAGCACCAACCGCAAGCTCTCCAAGCGGGCAGACGGCCTTTATATCGACCCCACCTTTGAGACCAACTACCGCAACGCCCGGGCTGCCGGGCTGGACGTGGGCGTCTACTACTACACCTACGCCACCAGCGAGGCGATGGCTGATGCAGAGCTCGCCCTGCTGCGGCAGGCGGTATACGGCAAGGAGCTGACCCTGCCGGTGGCGGTGGACGTGGAGGAAAACAAGCTCAAGCCCATGAGCACCCTCGACCTCACCAACCTGACCGCCTACGCGCTGGAACAGGTGGAGCGGATGGGCTTTTACGCCCAGCTGTACACCTACACCCACTACTCCAACATGGAGCTGGACATGGGCCGTCTGGCAAACCGCTGGGACGTCTGGCTGTCCGACACAACCGGACACACTCCCGCCGTTGGCTACCACTACAGCGCCCACCAGCACACCAGCAAGGGCGCTGTGCCTGGCATCACGGGCGACGTAGACCTCAACGTCACCACCGTCAACTACCCCCGAATCATCGAAAAGAAGGGTCTGACCCGTCTTCGGGAGGGCGCATGAGCGAAGCAATCATCGTAGCCATTATCACCGGCGGTCTGAGCCTGATCGGCGCGATCGTCTCCAACAACCACACCGCCCAGAGCATGGACGCCAAGCTGGACAAGCAGCAGGCGATCACGGACACAAAGCTGGAAGAGCTGACCCGGGAGGTGCGAATGCACAACAACTTTGCCCAGCGCGTCCCGGTACTTGAAGAACAGATCAAAGTGGCAAACCACCGCATTGCAGACCTCGAAGCAGACCACGAAAAAGAGAGAGGAGAGTAATACATGGCAACGATCAATAACATTTTGGGCGTCATTCCCGCCCCGGTGGCGGCAGTGCTGATGCTGGGCGGCTTTATTTTCTATGCCCTTGGCTGCATCCGGCTAGGCTATGGTGCCGCCGTGAAGCCTCTGGTGCTTGACCTCATCGAGCGGGCCGAGCAGGAGATCCAGGGTACCAAGCGGGGCGCAGAGCGCAAGGCGTGGGTCGTCAAGATGCTCCGGGCCGCTCTGAGCGCCAGCAAATACGGCAGGCTCATCAGCTGGGCCATCACTGATGAGACCATCGGCGCAGTGATTCAGTTTTTCTTTGACCGCATGAAGGCGGCCTTGCAAAATCAGTGAGGTTTTGACTATGAGTAGCACTACGTACGCACGGCATTGGTTAAAACAGGCCATTTTTACGAATGAGTTCAACTTTTCCAGCCTCAAAAGTCAAACTCATCACCATTTTGGTAATGTCAACAAACTGGTGACGTTTTGTCACCGGTTTGCCGCGCTTGGCACTATGGTGCGCAACGCCGGACAGCTGCCGCAGCCTTTTTGGCTCGGTGCTACCTGTGGCGGCGGCTCGTGTAGTGCTGCCCGCTGCGCTGCAAGGACTTGACCGACAGCAGATGACCGCCGCAATCAAAAACGCACCGCTTGGGAGGGTAGACCGTAAGATAGCCTTACTGCGGTACGTTGAGCGGCTCCCGCTGCCGGACATTGCAGCACAGACACATTACAGCCGGACGGCGGTAGGCTACCGGCTGAAAGGCATTGAAAAAATGTTAAATGTGTGATATAATATTTTTACGAGCTGAGTGTATGTAGGACGCATGTTTAAGGCTGATTCTACAAACGCAACAAAGCGGCAGGCTATTCCAGAGCTTGCCGCTTTTCTTTTTGCACGAATTGTGGTATAATATACTTAACAAATCCACCCGGCCTCTCGAAGAAGCGCATTAGGGTGGATATTTGCCAGCTAGCCCCGTGCTTTATCTGGGAATGAAAAAAGCGGTTGCCAGATAGGCGCCGACCAGTCTCCCGCTCGCCTACTTATAGTGCGTACCATGCGGGAGACGCAATTTTGCCACTTCGGTGGCGGGGCGATTACTCGCTCACTTATAATCCATCAGCTTTAGGCTGGTGGATTTTGTTTTATTCGCACTAGTTTTGTCAAAAGCATTGCCATATATTGGATGATGTGATATTTTAGCATTGCACTTCAATGTGTGCATCTTTACAGTTAAGCGCTCATGCGGATTTTTCCGCGTGGGCGCTTTTCTTTTTTTGTCCTTCGTTATACCTTCGTTGTCTTTCGCTTTTTGCTGATGCGGTACACTAAGAGCACAAGGAGGGATGTATTATGAGCT